ACTGCAAGTTCGCCGACTGCAAGTCCGCCGACTGCAAGTTCGCCGACTGCAAGTCCGCCGACCGCAAGTTCGCCGACTGCAAGTTCGCCGACTGCAAGTTCGCCGACTGCAAGTTCGCCGACTGCAAGTCCGCCGACCGCAAGTCCGCCGACCGCAAGTTCGCCGACCGCAAGTTCGCCGACTGCAAGTCCGCCGACCGCAAGTTCGCCGACTGCAAGTTCGCCGACTGCAAGTCCGCCGACCGCAAGTCCGCCGACTGCAAGTTCGCCCCAGTTTTGACTGCCGCAGTTACGGACGCCCGCAAATCTACGGAATCCGAACTGAAAATAACCTCGGCGGTCCAACGATTTTTTATTTCAAACTTCATGTTATCTCCTCTGATGTCTACGGGCAGGTTTATGAATCGTGTACGTTTTCCGAACCGATTTTCGGGCAACCGAATGACGACGGATGCCCGAAGCAAACCCAAGGTTAACCAGCATGACTAGCGTGAGAAGGAGCAGGATCGTTTTACGCATGTTATCCTCGTGCAGGAATATAGAATTCCCTATTGTCCATCCGAACACTGACGGTTAATGCACCGTAAACGATAGGCGCAATTGCTTCCATCTTGGCGTCAATCCGATTACGCTTGGCAATAGCCTTTTGTGTTCGGGCGAAGTCCCAATTGCCCGCATGATCCTTGTAGCCGTTGGTTAGCTCGGCCTCAATCCGAACGTGAGTGGCAGCGTATCGCATGAGTTTTAGAGCGGCATTCCGAAGACTGCCGTACTTCTCTTCCAACGATAACGGTGCATACTTCATGAAAAAGTGTACGAATTCGTTTCGGTCTCTCTGTGACATATTTTCCTCCGTTTAAAGGTCTGGTCCGATCGTTTCGGGCTATCGCCCGTAATCCGTTTTCTGTACTGGTAGTTGCAAACCGAGTTCCAAACCCTCGGGCAAGTAAAATCAATAACTTACGGGCGACCTATTGTACATTTTCCGTACAATGACAGAAATTGTTATCGCTTTCTGACAGGCCCGAATAACCAATCCAAGCCCGCAAGCAAAGCCCAGCCCGCAAAGCAGATTAAACTCCAGTCTTCGAGCCAATACCAGAAGCTTAGGATTTTCTCCGTCATCGGCTCGCCTCGGTCTTAAGTTCGGCTGCCCGCATTAAAACCCAGGATTGATTCTCGGGCGACAGTTGCCCGAAATTCTCTGCTGGTTTCGTATACGCGGGCTGCCTGAAATTGAATTCGCGGAGCGCATCTTGCACGTAAACCGCGTCATTTGTAACCCAAGACATTGACATAAAGCCTCCGAGTCTCAGCGGACAAGTAACACGAGTAACATTCTGGCGATTACTTGCCACAGCTAACGATAATCTGCCCGAATTCATCCACGGGCCTAATCGTAGCATCTCCGCCGTTCAAACATGTTACACGGGCTTCGCCGATATCCGTTTTCCGTATCTGATAGACAGTCGGATCGGGCATCCCGTTTCGCTCTGCTTCTATTTGGTCAAAAGCGTCCGGCTTAGTTAATACTGGTGTATCTTCGGCCAGCGGCATGCCGATGGTTTCGTGTCCTTGGGCGTCTCTTGTAATCGGGCGAGCGCCCGCTGGGATGATACGTATCGCCCGAATAATCGAGTTTGACCATTCCAAATACGCCTCGGTTCGCCCGAGTTCATATTGGAGTTTTCGGTATTGCCCGAACCATATCAAATTTGATATAGCCAATGCCGCTAGAAGCGCCAATTTTGTCTTCATATTCTCCTCCGTTTACCGACTAGATTCTATCATGCACTCGAAGCCCGCGAGCCAAATATTTTCAGCCCATGCGGGCGTTTCTGCCTGAAACTTGTCCAATCGCCCGAACCAAAATGCTAAGTCTTCGGGCTTGCTGTGGATCGTCCGTATTTTCGGGCGTAACAGAATCGCCCGTAATCCGAATGACCGAGTTAGTAAGTCTCTGGTTGGTTGATTCATTTTCCGTACTTGGTTTTCCCTTGCCACTTGTCAAAAGCGTAGTCAATTAGCTGATCAATGCGCCTATTGACCGCAAGCAAGATCACAACAAGAATCAGTAGCCAACAGCACATTTAGCGCATCTCCTCTGGGATATCGCCCGTAAAGTATGGAATCGCATATCCTTCGGGCAACATCGACTTGCCCGAATCCAAGATTATCACAAATGTCTCATTCTCCGCAATTTCATTCTGCTCAATTGATCTCATGTTCGGCCTCTTTTCTGCCCTTGCGGGCTTACTCAGATTGTTGCAACCTGCTTGCCAAACTCAAAGCCTTTAGAATCATACGGGCGATTGTCCATTTTCCGTATTCTGCCCGAAAATGGCATCTGAACGACAATTTCTGTCATTTCCATACGTATCGGGCGAGCACGGCATAGACTCGAATCACGATACAAGCCAAGCTCGCAGCAACGTATTCGAGCGTGGATTCGTAACGTTTTCCCATACTTACGGACTATAAGTCGTTTTCCGTACTGAGTCAAGAAAATAATTGTTGACTTTGGTCGCCCGCATGCAATATGATTAGCGAGTACGGAGAACAAACAAATGCATCTCAGTTACGGAATGTTCCTGATTCTATGCTTCCTGATCGTTGCTTGCGGGCATCGGACGCCCGAAAAGAAGGGCATCCTGGACGGAATCGACACGTCCGAGCCCACGATCAAAGACTTTGGGGAATGGCTGAGGAATTACGGAGGAACGAAATGAGAACAGTCAGCTTGCTTCTGTTGTGTGGATTGTTAGCGGGCTGCGAACGCCCGCACCAATACCAGATTGAGCGAGTGAAAGACGTGAACGACAACGAGGTTTTCTTGCGGATTGACAAGACTACGGGTGATGAGTGTGCGATAGGCAAAGGGTTTGCAATCGTGCGACACGGAGAGTTTGGCCCGTACACCGTGCCATTTTGCAATGAGCAACCCGCAACCAAAACCGAATAGATTGCCCGTAAGTAATTGATTTTGTTTTGTTTCCGCAAGCCCGCAGATTCACTAGGTCTGCGGGCATTTTTCCCGTTGTACGGAAAGAGGATTATGCCCGAACCAAACCCGAAAGACTATCCAATACTTACGCCCGCAGACTGGTATCTGCTGGTAAACCGAGTCCGAGACCTGTGCGAGCAATCGGGATGGAAGAACGTGTCCGAGGCTTTGCAATACGTGGTTAGACAGAAGCAACTTGCCCGTAATCAATAGGTTAGACAGTTCATTTTCCGTATAAGATTGGACGCCCGAATGCAACATGAGCGATGTGAAGAATACACGATGTCAGGCTTTATGGTAATCGAGCGGGAAGCATACTGCGAGCGATGCCAGCGAACCACGGATCACCAAGGCGAGTTTGGGCCTTGCATTCGCTGCCTGCGCCGGAGGAATACGGTAAATGGGATAGATTGACGCCCGTAAACAACACAGAGGCAGAAGAAAGATTATCTATGTTCGTGCAGTGTGGATCATACGCAGACAGAGAGCACAGACGAATGCGGCTAGCGGGCTTGCAGTTCGAGCAGGTTAAGGGCATGATCCTGGTTTGGCATCCGTATGCCCGCTGGGATGCGCGAGGCGTGCTCGGAAGGCGCATAAACCGAAACGAACCCTTCTGTGAGCGATTGTACTAAAACTTGCCCGCGATATCAGGAAAAGCCAGAAGAAATACGGAAAATGGACAACAGGTCACCCGTAAATGAGTACATGACAGCGAAAGATAAGGAGATAATAACCAAATGGCTAGACGCGCAAGATGATCCCTTTGGATGCTTGCAGCGAGCTAGAGGCGTTTGCAATATCGAATACCTAGTTTGGTTCGTTCTGAGGCAAGGCCCAACACTTGCCCGCTAAAGACTGATTACCAAAGTAATACTGTATGGCACACAGTAACCACGCTCGATTTCAATTTCCCACTTGACCCCATTAGCAGCCACGATCTCCCACCAGAAATTTCTGTTGAGTTTTCTACTCAACAACAAATTCCAACGAATCCGCTAACCCAATTAGAATGAAGCGAATGCAAGCCCGATGCGTCAGAGTACACCCCGAGATGCGCCTGGATCGGGGAGACAGTTCGGTTGTGTACCACTTTAGGGTCCCTTGGGTAAAAGGATTGTTATCTTGGAGATGCCACCGGGCGCTCTACCCCACCACCCCGGTCTGCGGCGAGCCTAGGCTTGGGTAGCAAGACATTGATTCCGTTAGTCTAAGTCCCGTTTTCCCGTGGTTTCTTAAATGCGCTTATCTGGCGCTTAACGGTCAAAAAGGGTGTCTTAGCGGCGCAAGGGGGCGGGGCTTGACAAATTACTAAGGTTCCTGCATAATGATTCTCGTGGGCAGGAAAAAGTCCCTATCGGAGCGTCAGGCGGAGATGCGCCTTCGACCGCCTGGAAGGAACAAGCAGCATAGGCAGACTAAGACCCCGACCTACGTGTCGTGGTGGCATATGATTGCTAGGTGCCGCTCAAATACTTCGGACGGGTATAAGCATTACGGGGCAAAGGGTGTCAAAATAGTTCCGAGATGGGGTGACTTTCGTAACTTCCTTGCCGACATGGGGGAGCGCCCGAGCGGTACAACCTTGGGGCGAATTCTAGACAGAGGGAACTACGGACCTCGGAACTGTTTCTGGATGACAAAGCCTGAACAGGGGCTTCATCAGAGGAACAACAATTCTTTACGAAGATGGAAAGCTGGGAGCAAGAACTAATACGGAAAACGGACAAACGATGACAGACAAGAAGCTGTACACGCCGCGACAGAGATTCGAGATTGCTTTGCGCTCTGCGAAGTTCACGCGCGGGGAGTTCCCGATTCCAATTGGATTGCCGACTGAAATCTACCCTCAGATCATGGCTATATTTGACTTAAATGTCCCTGAGCGAGTGTTGGCGGAGGCGCGGGAGGGCTCACTGCCCCAACGTTACGACTTGCACTATGGCGAGGCTTGCGACCAGACAGACGAAAACGGATGCTCTGCCGAGATGGAAGAGTCCGCAACGGGAGAGTGGGTAAAATTCTCTGACGTTGTAGCGGAGGGCTCACTACCGCCAGAAATGTCGCGCTGTCCTCACTGCAACAGCCCTGCCCGTCGAATCGAATGGTGCGAAGGCTACCGTTCGCCCCACGTCTGCCCGACCGACCATATCAGCCATCAGCGACCAGATTTATTCTGCAATCTGTGCGGTGGATTGTTGGTTGAGGTCGATGGCAGCGACGATACAGTTTGCGCTAATGCCAGAGCACATGGGGAGGGCTCACTGCGGCCACCCCTCCAGGCCGATACGCTATTCGGAATATTCTGCAATGGCCAGCCTGAGACAATTCCTTCGCAACCGGGACTCTGGTGGGGCGGTTGGCAGAGACTTGCGGACTGGCTGAATCAGGGCTCACTGCGGACGCCCGAAAGTAGAGAATCGCTGCGAAAACGATTTGAGGATACAGCGGCTTCGCCCAGCGCGGAGCCAAAGGACTAATACGGATAATGGACAAGTGTCCCACATGCGATTCGGGCGATAAGGCGATCCGGAAGCTCGCGCCCGACGAAACCTGCTGTGAGTATGGGGGCGGGGGGGGGGAGGGGGGGGGGGGGGGGGGGGGGGGGGGGGGGGGGGGGGGGGGGGGGGGGGGGGGGGGGGGGGGGGGGGGGGGGGGGGACCCGTGCAAGGACAAGTGGCATAGTGCGGAAAATGAACAGGAGGGGTAATGGGCGGGTATAATCCGAGCGGACCAATTCCAGTAGACGAGCCTAGAAACCCGTACAAGAAATGGTATGTAATATTTACGCCCTTTTTTGATCTGACGCGGGGAAAGTCATCTCTGGTCGCCATGCTAGATTCGGATAAGGAACGCTGCACGTGGCTAAATTCTGAAGATGCAGATACATACGTCCGATACTTCCGCAAGAAGGTGCCTGATGGAGTGGGCGACACAATCTTCGATAAAGTACAGATTGCGAATCGTCCGGGCAGATACTTTATCTGTGCCCGACAACCCAAGGAGGGGTAATGCCAAACGCTTTTGACGGGGATATCTACACGTCGCCCGTGGAAAAACCTATGACCGTTGACGAACTGTTGGCAAAGCTGGACGCCGAATACGACAGGTGGAGCGATCCCGAATACAAAGGATTCACGTTCATATGGATGCAGGATATTCGGGTTTTGCAGGCGGGCATCCGGAGTTACGTCAAAAAGTTCGAAGAAAGGGTAACTCCATGAAACTTTGGGCAGTTAGTTACGGGCCCGCGTGGGAGGGGAACGAGATCGATTCCATCTGGACGGATAAAGAGACCGCCGAGGCCCGCCAGAGATTCCTGAAGGAAGAATATCCTCCCGAACACTACTGTCATTATCTTGAAGAATATGATATTAACAAACCACAAGGGAAGGTAACTCCATGAAAATACTAGATTTTATCGGCAATGAACTCACTACGGGCGATGCTATATCCCTGAAGCCCGACCACATCATCGGTGTAATCCAGAAAATAGACGACGGATCAATTGCCCGTGGAATCACTCTCGACGGCAAGCCTTCGGGCGAAGTCCTCCCGCCGCACATCGTAATCTGAGGAACGAACAGTGAAGTTCCGGCCACAACGCGGCGGCTTAGCGGAGTCAATGGCCGAAGTTGTAGACCTTCCAAACCGTCAAGCGCTATTAAACCATCTGGCGGGCGTAGGACTGTTGGAGGGCGGGAACCACTCGGTCAATATTCGCCCGTACTGCTACGACGACCGTACTGGCTGGAAGACTTACATTGTGGCAGTTGACGGGCAAGCTGTAGGATTTACAGACGGACCTTGTACGGAAAACGGATAGTCAGAACCTATAATCAACAACTTACAGACAAAGAATCATGTATGTACGAGGTAGTGTGCCCGATCAACCATCTAAGGAAGAGAAAGAGTTCTGGGATAACGTCCTGCACGACCACGGTTTGGGTATGAATCGCGGACGGCGAAAGTGGCTCATCTACGGGCACGAAGATCGGGAGAAAGACACTTCTGGAGATTTGCCCGAGGAATCCGAATAATGGTAACGTACGAAGAGACGTACCTGAGTTTCGTTAAGTATCGGGCGATGATCGGACTACCGCCGATTACCTTCGAAGACTGGATGCACAAGCGGGAAGAACCCGTCCAGTCGCCCGGAAGGAAAACGAAAGAGTTCTTGGAACAAGTTCACGCAGGGTGAGAGCGGTTTGACTCCTGAAAATAAGTAAGGTCTCAAGTATTAGTTGAATGCTCACCAATCGCCCGAATCACGGGCCAGTAGGGGGTCTTGTGGGCTAACAGCCCCGGCCTGAAAAGGTGCAGACCCCCGAAAGTTTAGAGTTTTGTACCAAGGTCTTGCAAGCGTCTCCGGCCTAGATGTTAGCGATGGCATGGCTGGTGTGGCCCGCACCTATTGAGGCTGCTTTGGCAGCCAGGGCAAATTTTAATCAGTCGAACAGCGGGCCGGATATCCGGGCGACTTTAATGATGCGCTGGACAATGAAGGACGCCCGTGAAGAAGTTTGTTCTGCTGCTCGTAGTTCTCGGTTTATCATTGCCCGCGTTCGCGATCTCGCCCGCAATCATTAAGGCGCATAAGGCAAGTTATCAGATCGGGCAAATGACGGTTTCGGACGGTGCCCGATGCTCCGCCACGGCAATTGGACCGCACGCGCTGCTCACGGCTACGCACTGCGAGCTTCCCAGCGATGATTTGTACATTAGGGGCGAAGAGAACCCCGTTGCTATCGTCGCCCGCATAAGGGACGGCCAGGATCATTCGATCCTGCTCCTGAAGGGTGTGACGTTCGCGGACTACGTTGAAGTAGACCAGAAGTCTTTGCAGGTTACGGACGATGTTTTTACCATCGGGAATCCGGGTGACTGGACGGATATTTACCAGAAGGGATACGTTGCGGGACTCAAGGTTGATCGATCAATGGCCGCCGCGATGGGAGAAGGCGAGCCCGATAAAATCCTGATTGATATCCAAGCGTTTCCGGGCGAGTCCGGCGCGGGTATCTTCAATACTTCTGGGGTTCTTGTCGCGGTCCTTTCGGGCGATCAGATGCAAACCCGAGAGGGCGTGAGCATGGATTTAGGATTCGCGTACTTTCTGAACTTCAAGCCCGAAGACATTGCCCGAGCTAAAGCGTTCTCAGCCGAGGTAAAGAAATGACCAAGCTTGCGGGATGGATTCTGGCAGTCTATGTTTTAGCGGTTACGGGCGTCGCAGCTTACGAATACGCGGTTATCGAACGTCTGCAATGGGTGATTCATATTTTGCTGGCGGGCTCGCAGAACTAAAAAATTTATGAACGAAAAAGATACTATTCTGAAAGACGGGCAAGAAGCGCCTACTCCCTACCGAGGACCTCGGGCTTCGAACACCCTTGAAACACTTCGCCCGCGAGAAGTTAATACCGACTGGGCAGCGTCATGGAAGCCTGCGGACGCGATTTATCAAAGCCCTGTACAGGAAACGGACAGCCTCCCGTTGCAAGGTCGCGGTCTTCCGCCCGAGCAATACAACCTCTTGCCCGTAGATTGGCCGACAGTCCAAGAAACTCTCGGGCTTCCGAAAGAGTTCGTCGAGCTTTCTCTGACCCAGCGGGTAGAATATTTGGAAGGCGAAGTCCTGCGTCTGCAAGAACAGATGGACGGGTTGCTCGATAGGATTGCTATCCACAACACGAAAAGCAGCCATAAAATCTAGTCATGGCCGTTACGATCCGGACAATGGGTGGTTTCGGAAATCAGGCTTTCATGTACGCCTTTTCGCTCGCCCTAAAAGCCCTCGGGAACGATGTATTTATCGAGCGGTCGTGGTTCGAGCATCAGCCCCAACGGGCTTGGGCGCTCGACAGGTTTAATACCGATTGCCAGTTCGGGCCGATTCGCGGGCAATGTGTCCAAGAAGGCAATCTGCGGTTTCACCCGGAATTCCTTAAAAAGTACGAGCAGGATACGACGCTTATCGGCTACTGGCAGAACGAGAAGTACCTCGCGGGCGTCGAGGAACAAGTTAGAAAAGACCTAACGCTTCGGTACTACCCAAGCAACAAGTCTCTGGCAGTGGCGAATCAGATTCATAACACGAATTCTGTGTTCCTGCACGTTCGGAGAACCGACAGCTTGTCCGCGAGCGGTCTGAAGAACCACGGAGTTTGCCCGCAGAGTTATTACCAGCGGGCAGCGAGTTACATTTCGACCCGAGTTAAAGACCCGCACTTCTTTATCTTCTCGGACGATATCGAGTGGTGCAAGCAGAATATTCAAGTCTTCGGGTATCCGGCGACTTTTGTGGATCACAATTCTACGGGCGTAACCGAGTCGCTCGAACACGAAGTACGGAAAACGGATTCGGGCACCGAGCACGAGGACTTGTTTTTAATGTCCCGCTGCAAACACGCGATCACCGCGAACAGCTCGTTTAGCTGGTGGGGCGCGTGGCTTCAACAGAATCCCGAAAAAATTATTGTGTCCCCGAAACAGTGGTTTGTTCCCGGCAGTCCGCACGACGGATCGGAAATTGTGCCCGAAAGCTGGATGCGCCTGTGAGTTACCTAAGTTTTGTATACGCCTGCAACAATCGTGGATACGGCGGAGATTTCATAGGCCGGACGCAGGCGTGCATCGACAACCTATTTCAGCTGTCGGCTAAGATCGGGCTTGACGCGGACATTACGTTCGTAGAATGGAATCCGCCCGCAGATACCCCGCGAGTTGCACATGTTTTGAATTGGCAGCGAAAGACACTGCCCGTAAAATTTATTGAGGTTCCAGAGACCGTCCACAATCTGGTTCCTAACCCGAGACGCGAAGTCTTCTGGGAGATGTGGGCGAAGAACGTTGGGATCAGACGGGCTACGGGCGAGTACGTGTTGTCCGCGAATCCCGACAATATTTACAGCGAAGCTTTGCTCCTCCGGCTAAAGAATTTGGAGCCCGACGCTTTCTACCGTACAGACAGTTATGATGTCCGCGACGGGAAAGTATTTCAGGTTCACCGGGCGTGCGAATCGCTCGTTAACGGAAAGCCTAACGGGCATCCTGGATTCGTAAAGCCCGACGCCAACGGGAAGTTTACGTACCCTCCGCCAATCGGTAGGAGTGAGCCCCTGCACTTCAACAAGTCGGGCGACTTCTTTCTGATGTCCCGAAAGAACTGGTTTGAGATGCGCGGGCACCCGGAAACGGATTACACCGTTACTTCGGATGGCGAGACAGTATATTTGGCCGCCGCTCGCGGGTGGAAGCAGATTTACTTGCCCGAACCGACCTATCATTTGACGCATTCGCATAACGAACGGTACTGCCCGTACTGGGATGATTCCAAACCACACGGAAAAGAGAACGGGGCGCGGTGGGGTTTTGCCGGGCACGAATTTTTCACGTACCAAATAAACTAATAGGAGATAGATTGGCAAACCAACTAACAACCGGAATTGCGGTCGTAGTTCTCACAGACGGGGTTTCCTCAACTTTTAGTTTTGATCTTTTAAAAGATCAGTATTTTTTGTTCAGCAACGTTGATACGCCCGCTGAAGCAAAAGCTATAAATTGGTTCGCGAGCGATCCAAAGTGCAACGCCCCCACTAGCGTCAACTCGTCGGCCATGTCCGTTCCCGGAGGCGGCGGTCTCACCTATACCGCTTCTCTGTCTGGAACCGTAGTTACCATTACGTTTAGCGCGGCCCCGCCTGTCAATGGGTACGGGCTGAACGTGTATCCGATCTACTAAAGAAATGGATCGGGCGGAGTTCGATCAGAGTCTCGAAAAGTTCAAGAAGCTAGATAGCGGGCGCTTTCCCCGTGTGGAACTTCATCCCGTTCTGGATGAATCGGAAATCGATGTTACATACAACACAATATACCTCCTGCATACGGGTTGGGCGGCCAGAGTCTTGGCCCAAACATTGCCCGAGCATCATGTGGATATTGGAAGTTGTTCGTACTTCGTAACCCTAGTATCCGCGTTCTTGAATCTTACAGCCTACGATCTCCGCCCGATGAAAATTCCTTTGCCGGGGTTTAAGACGGGCATTGCGGATTTAACCAATATCCGTTTTCCGGATAATTCGGTAAAGTCTCTATCGTGTATGCACGCAATGGAGCACGTCGGTCTCGGTCGTTATTACGACAAGATCGATCCAGACGGCGATCTCAAGGCGGCTCGTGAATTACAGCGGGTTTTGGCTCCGGGCGGCGACCTCCTGATTGTCTTGCCGATGGGGGTTCCGAAGCTGGTATTTAATGCTCACCGGATTTACTCCTACGAACAAGTTTTGTATATGTTCTCCGGCTTGCACCTAAAGGAGTTTTCGTTCGTTCCATCAGAGCAACCACAGAAATTTATTCAGGGCGCTGATCCCCGCATCGCTGAGGACGTAGACGAAGGCGCAGGTTGTTTTTGGTTCACTAAGCATGCTCGTTCAGATATCAGGAATCCCGCAGCCCAGCAAGGGCAAGATTTGTTTGGTGACCCCGCCTTCTGGATTCCTGCTTGACCAGAGAGTTTTCGTCAGTCTCGGAATTTTGAAGATCGGCGCGGTTCTTGAGCAAGCGGGCTGGGAAGTCGATCACCTGGATTTAACGGGCGTCGCGAACTACGAAGAAGCGGCAGCGGATTATAAAGGCTGCGAGCTATTCGCGATAACGGCAACTACCCCGCAGATTCCCGCAGCAGTAAGAATACGGAAAGTCTTGAAAGGCAAGACGATCCTTGGTGGCCCGCACCCGACCTTGGTACACGCGGCGGTAAAAAGAGGAAATCAACGGGCGCTCGCCGCCTTGGATTTCCTGATGCAGAACTTTGATACGGTTGTCGCGGGCGACGGCGAGAAGTCAATCTTTCGGGCAATTCGGGAATACGGGCTGATTGACGCCGACGATCCGAAGTCAGATTTGTGGGTATCTTCGAAAGAATTTTCTGAGTCACCGTTGCCCGCAAGACATTTAGTGGACATGGCAAGCTACCACTATACGGTAGACGGCGAGAAAGCAACGAGCGCGGTGTTTCAACTTGGCTGCCCTTTCGAATGCGGTTTCTGTGGCGGGCGATTCTCCCCGATGCTTCGCAGGATCAGAAGCCGGACGGCGGACAGCGTAGTCGCCGAGATGCTCGCGATCAACGAGAAGTACGGGCTTCGCGGGCTTATGGCCTACGATGACGAACTGAACGTCAACAAAGGTTTGGTTGATCTTTGCCAGAAGATTAAAGCCACAAGCATTGACTGGCGGCTTCGCGGGTTTGTGAAAGCCGAGTTGTTCAACGAAGAACAAGCGAAGGCAATGTACGACGCGGGTTTCCGTTGGCTGCTATGCGGCTTTGAATCCGCTCACCCGAGAATCCTGAAGAACATTAACAAGAAGGCGTCGCTCGAAGATAACACCCGAATGCTTCGAACAGCCCATAAGTACGGGCTGAAAGTAAAGGCCCTGATGAGTTTCGGGCATCCGGGGGAGAGTGAAGAAACAATCCTCGCAACCCGAGATTGGCTGCTCGCGGAAAAGCCCGATGACTTCGATTGCACGGTAATCACGACGTATCCCGGAACCCCATATTGGGATAACGCGGTATTGGTAAAAGAACCTGTTTACCGATACGAGTTTAACGGCGATGCTTTGTACATGGAAAACACCGACCCGAACGCCGAGGTCGGGTATTACAAAGGGAAGCCTGGAGAATACAAAGCCTTCGTGTGGACGGATTATCTTTCGGCTCCCGAGCTTGTACGGTTAAGGGACGAAGTGGAATCTGAAGTTCGCGGGAAGTTGAATATTCCTTATCCAACGGGCGCGGCGGCTTTGCAGTACGAACATTCGGTCGGACAACGGTTGCCCGCTAATATTCTGAAAACAGCACGACTATGACTCTACAGACAATTGACGCGGTTCGTGATTACTGGAACGCCCGCCCGTGTAATATTCGACATTCCCAGTTTCCGACCGATACGCTTGAATATCACTTCGAAGTTCAGGATCGAAAATACTTTGTCGAGCCTCATATTCCGGGCTTCGCCGAGTTCGGAAAGTGGACACGGAAGAAAGTACTAGAGATCGGTTGCGGAATTGGGACCGATGCAATCAACTTCGCGCAAGCGGGGGCTGAAGTAACCGCAATTGATCTGTCAGAAGAATCTTTAAAGGTTGCCCGTAAACGCGCCGAGCTAGTAGAAGTTGATATTGATTTTTGGCGAGTCAACGGCGAGGATTTTATCGGCACTCCTGCGGCCCACACGGGTCCTTACGATTTGATATACGCCTTCGGAAGCATCCACCACAGCCCGTCACCCGAAAAAATTCTGGATCAAATACGCCCGTACATTCGGAAAAGCGGCACGCTCAAGATCATGGTGTACAACAAGTATTCGTGGAAATCGCTCTGGATTCTGTTGAAATACGGGCACGGGCAGTTCTGGAAATTCAAAGAATTGGTCGCCCGATATTCAGAAGCACAGACGGGCTGTCCCGTCACTCACGTATATTCCAGACGGGAATTGCGGGCGATGCTTGAACGAAACGGGTTCCACGTCAAGAAGATTTCCGTGGACCATATTTTCCCGTACGATATCGATGCTTATAAGCGGCACGAGTACAAGCTCGCCGCCCCGTGGAAATACTTTCCCGATAAGTTCCGTTTTTGGCTAGAGAAGAAAATCGGTTGGCATCTCTTGGCAGAGGCTACGGTATGAAAAGGATTCTTGTTACGGGCGCGGGCGGGTTCATTGGCTCTTGGTTGGTTAAACGGCTGAAGGCTGACGGGCACTGGGTCCGGGGCGTGGATTTGAAATATCCCGAGTATGACGAATCGCCCGCAGATGACTTTCGGATCGCGGACTTACGAGTTTTCGACAATTGTTTGCGAGCAACCGAGGGAGTCCAAGAAGTCTTCAACCTCGCGGCTTGGATGGGTGGAATTGGTTTTATCACCGAGTACCTTGCAGACATAGCGGGAAACAACATTCGTATCAATATCAACATGCTTGATGCGGCGCGGATGTGGAAAGTAAAAAAGTTTTTGTTTTCGAGTTCCGCCTGCGTCTATGCCGCTGGCAAACAGCACGACGCGAATGTAACTCCGCTAAAAGAAGAAGATGCCTATCCCGCCGATCCCGAACCTGGGTATGGCTGGGAAAAGTTGTTCACCGAGGAACTTGCCCGCTACTACGCCAAAGATTACGGGCTAGATACTCGAATCGTTCGGTTCCATAATGTTTACGGGCCGCTTGGAACTTATGACGGCGGAAAAGAAAAAGCACCTGCCGCAATCTCGCGGAAGATAGCGGAAGCCGAAGACGGCGACACGATTGATGTTTGGGGCGACGGCGAACAGACCCGTTCCTTTATGCACGTCGATGATTGCTGCGAGGGCCTTGTACGGTTAATGGATTCGGACTACCGAAGCCCGTTGAATCTCGGGACCGAAGAACTTGTGACCGTCAATCAGTTGGTTGACAAGATCGCTAAGATTTCGGGCAAGACAATAAACGTCCGACACGACCTTTCAAAACCTCAAGGTGTACGCGGGCGGAATTCGGATAACACGCGACTCCGCGAAGTTCTTGGCTGGGAACCTAAGATCACGCTGGACGAAGGATTGATTCCGACGTACAAGTGGATCGAACAACAGGTGATCGCCCGCAATGGTTGAGAATGTGGCAGTCATCGGTCTTGGGAAGCTTGGAGCGCCCCTCGCGTGTTGCTTAGCCAGCAAGGGCTTTCATGTCGTCGGTGTTGACGTAGACAAGAAAAAAGTTGACGCGATCAACGACCGACGAGCGCCCGTTGAAGAAACAAGTTTGGATTTGATGATAAGTCAACTGCCCGTAGGGATTCTTCGGGCGACTAGCAGCATCGCCGAAGCAGTCCGTTTTGCGGACGTAACTTTCGTAGTCACCGCGACGCCGAGCAATCCTGACGGGCGATTTTCGCTCGAATATATTTTGCCCGTATGTGAAGAAATCGGGCGAACGCTGGCGAAGTCGAAGCTCGCATTTCATCCCGTAGTCATAACGAGCACCGTTATGCCCGGCGATACCTGGGGGCCGATTCGCGAGACTCTTGAGAAATATAGCGGGCGAAAATGCGGCGAATCTTTCGGATTAGCTTACAACCCAGAATTTATCGCACTCGGAAGCGTGATCCACGACTTCCTGAATCCGGATTTTGTTTTGCTCGGGGCGAGCGATCCGTTAACCGAAGCCCGAGTCAGTTCGGTGTACGAGAAGATTTCGGACGCCCCCGTTTACAGAACGTCCATCGTTAACGCCGAGTTGACGAAGCTCGCAATTAACAGCTACATCACGACAAAGATTTCGTTCGCGAACATGCTGTCCCGAATCTGTAACGATATTCCCGGTGCAGATGTGGACGCCGTGACCCAAGGAATGGGCATGGACTCCCGCATCGGTAATAAGTACCTGAAGGGCGGTGTTTCGTTCGGGGGCCCGTGCTTTCCTCGCGACAACCGGGCGCTTGCGACCCTCGGGCAAAGTTTCCCGCTCGTTATTGATAGTTTCAATCGGGCACAGATTACTTGGCTGGCGGGCGTCGTCAAACAGCACACCAAGAAGTGCGTTAATATTCTTGGATACCCCTATAAGGTAGGGACCAAGATTGATACGGAGTCTGCGGGCGTTGCTTTATATGAAGCACTCGATACTCCGGGATACAGTTCGTTTTCCGTATCGGACACGGTAGTGGTAATGCTGCCCGACCCAGAGTTCAAAAATTTAGATTTTACGGGCAAGACGGTGATTGACCCGTGGCGTTTTCTTAAACACTTGGCTGACGATCCTTCCGTCAATTACGTCCCGTTGGGCATAGGACCCAGTGAATAATGCTTATATACATAATTCATTGTCTCGCAAACGGGAAATACTATGTTGGGCAGACGACTAAAAGCGATCTGCAAAAATATTTGCGTCAAAAATATAGCAGCGCCCATCACGCCAAGAAAAATCGGGATAATCACTTGTATAAGGCTTTGCGGAAATATCCGATTGAGTCTTTTTTCATAGAGCCTCTGGTTTGTAATGTGCTGACACAAGATGATTTGAACAATTTGGAACAGTTGTGGATAGCCTGCTTAGATGCCCGCAACCCCAAAATAGGAATGAACACTGCTATTGGTGGATATTCAGGAAGCACGGGCATGAAGGCTTCCGAGGATACAAAGAAAAAGCTTAGGGAATCTCATCTGGGACAACCGGGGTTTTGGACAGGGAAAAATCTTTCCGAAAGCCACCGAGAGAAACTTAGAATTTCTCATTTGAAGTTTGTTCCACCAAGCGGGGATGTCAAGTGGTGCTCCCGATGCCAACGATTTGTTGATAAAAACCTGAGCAGTAAAACTGTTCGAGGCTACTGCCGTCCGTGCCAAAGTGCGTATGCTAAAGAGAGATATGCAAAAAACAAGGCAGCTAATAGCGATAGTAACTTGCAGGAACCATTTATATCCAACTAGCGACCGAATAAAAACTATTCTTGAGACGTGGTATGCAACTTGGCTCCAAGGGTATTCGAGCGTAATTGATATTCGGTTTTTTGTCGGTCAAGGGCCAACTTGCCTTTCTGTTCCAGGACTAATTGAACTCGACGCCCCAGACGACTATGCAGGGCTTCCGTGCAAAGTTCGTAAAATATGCGAATTTGCTTTGAAAGAGAATTATGATTTTGTCCAGAAAACGGATGACGATTGCGTTATAAATTGGCCCAAATTTAAGGTCATCGAATCCGATTATGCTGGTATTCCGAAACCTGGAAATTATTGCGGGGGCGGGGCTTATTGGCTGTCTCGCCGATCAATGGGGCTTATTGCAGAACACGGGATTGACGATTGGGCGGAAGACAGAGGCGTAGGCACTCTTCTAGCAAAGCACGGCATTCAACTCAAGGATGCTTTGTACATCCAACCGGGAATAGGCATCGCTTCCGCTTACGGCTGCCAATGCGGTCTTCCCGCGTGTGTAGAGAAAAGCAGGAGGCCCGTGTGGGAGTATTTTCCAGACGCGGCGGTAATTACACAACTCTCGCCCGAACAAGTTAGAGCTTGCCACAGATTCTATGAAAATTCTAGTCGGCCTGACCACCGCCCGTAAGTTTAAATATGCTGCGGGCGACCAAGCAGGGCACCGCGATAGCCCGACAAATCCCCGGATTCAGGCAGTCCTTGATACTTGGTTCAAAGCGTGGTCTGAGAAATATTCGGACAAGTTTGATGTTCGTCTTTTCGTAGGCACGGGCGTCCAAGAAGTCCGTTTTCCGAACTTGGTGGAACTCGACGCCCCAGACGGGTACTACGACTTGCCCGCCAAAGTCAAAGCGATGTTTGCGTGGGCCTTGGACGCGGGCTACGACTACGTAGTGAAAATAGACGATGACTGCTATTTTCGCCCGTCAAACTTCCTGAAATTCTTCCAGCCCGTAGATTACTGCGGGTACGAACTAGAAAGCAATACATCGAAGTGGGCGAGCGGCGCGGCTTACGTAGTCAGTCGTCGGGCGATGCAACTCGTCGTTGATACGCCGTGGGACCCGACGTGGAACAGTGCAGAGGACCAGATGGCGGGCAGGATTCTTGCCGCTAACGGAATTCCGTTGGTTCACGATTATCGGTATCTCTGCTGTCACTGCGACACTTGCATAAAACGGTTCGGGCTTAATGATTTGATTACGATCCATACCCGAAGCCCGCAACAGATGTACGAGATTCATACGAAATTGGCTGGTTAAGACTCTACAATTTTCTGGAGGCAATCATGCCGAACATAAGCTCGGTTACACCTGCTGCTCTGATCCCGACTGCGAGAACCGCAGCGCCCGCAGCGGCGTCAAGCACCGCGAATCCGAATTTTCCCGCGACGATTATTACGTGGTCGTTGCCAAACACGCCCGTGACTCCGCAGGTCCAATCAAGTCAGTCGTTTTCAACGACGCAAGGGCAAGTATTCGCAGATTTTTGTTCGGGCCAGATCGTGACTCCTGCGGGCGACATCACGGGTTCGCCTCTAGGGTACGCCCTCGTCGAGGGAACCCCGCACAACAACGATTAATGTATTCGCTATTCTGTGACGGATCGTCCAAGCACGGTACGGGCTATTTCGGGTACGTCCTGTTTAAGGACAAGATTGAAATAGATCGCGGCTGGGGGATGATCGGGCAAGGTATTAAGCCTAAAGTCGCGGAGAAGTACGCGATCTGCTACGGTCTGGATTCCTTCGTACGGAAAATGGATTGTACTTGCCCGCTAAAAGTTTTCGGTGACGCTAAACAAGTCATCGAATCGGTTGATAAAGATTCTGATATACGTCTTCGAACTGAAACTATTCGGGGGCTCGGAGTGCCCGTGGAATTCAAATGGATTTCCCGGAACTCTAACACATTGGCGAACGATCTAGCCAGAAAAATGATCGAATATTTTCGGATCGCTGATAAGGGCCCGAAAATCGAAAGGTAGCTTATGTCTTTTGTACAGAATCAGGCTCCAGTTCTTTTTAGCGCGATGACCTCCGCTTCGGGCACTTCTGCCCAGTTGTGGCAGGTTAGCGCCAACGGCGTAACGCAGGGTTTGACTGCGGGCAACTTCAACCTCGTGTCGGGCCCTTCCAACAACCTGAACGGTCGTAGGTTTAATATTACCTACGGCGGCTGGGTTAAGGCACATGGCGCGACGCAGGAAATCGCTTTTGGCTTGCAGATTTTCCCGTACAATACTTCGGTTTCGGGCGGCCCGACCGTAAGCGGCACCAACACTTTCACCGCCGTGAACTCCGGAGTTTTGGCTGCCGGAACTTTCTACGATTACATTGTCAGCCAGGATTTCTTCGGCGAAGCTAACGCCAATACTCTGACTTGCTTTGCTCCCTCGGTGTACGTGGGCGGATCGCAGGTTGTGATTGCCAGCGTTGCGTCGGCGATTACCGTGGCGTTTAACGTTGCGTCGCAGACTGAGCCGATTACGGGCGAGAACAACACCACGGATTATCCGCTGGCGAATTTCACCCCGACGTTTGCTAACACTGTTTCGGACACTACCGAGACTTTGCAGTTGACCACGTTCAGCTTGACATTGGTGTAATCGGGAAGCGGGCGGCTTCGGTCGCCCGCACTTCTTAAAGGAGATTAGAAAATGGCTCGAAAGAAGGGCGACTACAGTATCGGCGCGAAACGAAAAGGTCATACTCATATCGAAAGCTATGAGAAAAAGACTAATTTCGGCGGAGTAGGAATGAAACGTGCTGGAAACCCGATGTATCAGGATGGTCGCGGGCAACAACAGAGTGGAATGAATCCTGATTACGCTGGCGGAACCGATTCAGGCGCGACGGGGAATATTCCCGAGTAGTACGGAAAACGGATTGACAATGAATCTTGTGGAATCCCAACAGGAAATGTTGGAACGGGAGAAAGTTGCCCGAAAGAAACGCAGGCAGAGAGCGGGTTCGAAACGAAAACGGACCCGCAAGTCTGTAAAAACTTTGCTCGTAAATCTGGCGGAACACGCCAAAGCTTCGGGTAAAGTTCGGGCGTGGGCAATTCAGCAACTACTACTACTTGGCGGAAAGCCCGTACAGCCCTTCGAGGAATCTTATGACGAACCAGAATCAAAGCCCGAATCCGTTCCCGCCTTCCGAGGAGCCGATTTGGGACGCCCTGAAAGTGGGCTATCCGTGGGTACTGGAAACTGAAGGTTTGGACCCAAACGATACCCACATTAACGGGTCTTGCGTAGAGTGAAAAGACACTATGAAAGTTCAAGTCTCGCGTAGCGTACTCAGTGGTTATCGTAAGCGGGCATTGAAAAAGTACCCCGACGAGTACATGGAATCGATCTTCGGGCGAGTTGACGGGCAGACGGTTTTGATATTGGCGTTCTACCCTATTGAGCACAAAGGCACGCCCGAAAAATGTGAGTACGATGCCGCGAGTGTTGACGAACAGAAAGACGGCGAGGATTGCCCGCCTAAAATGAAGTGGCTCGGAACGATCCACTCTCATCCAGATGCGAGTGCCCAGCCGAGCGAAGCTGATTGGGAAACGGGCCGCATCGACGGCGAACTTATCAGCGGGATTTATCAAATTCTGCCGACCAGAGGAAAGCGGAAGACGGGCAAAGTTCGGTTCTATTCGGAACCCCTGCAAGAACTCGAAACGGTTTAGTACGGAAAATGGACAATGTACGAATTGATATTCATTATACGACTCTGCTTCAAACTCGTTAAGTTTATTCGGGCCATCCTTTGAAGGAGATATACAAGGGATTGTATATCGGGAACGAAGACGACGTGCCCAAGGCCCGCGAACGAGGATTCGCAATCGTCTCCGCGTGCAAGGACGGAAAAACGTCCCATAGGCAGTTACTAGGATATGAAACTATGGGGGCACCGAGGGGCGACGAATATTTGGTTGCCCGCAGACCCCGGCATCTGTACCTGAATCTCATTGATACAGACCGCGCAGACTTCGTGCCAGACAAAATCCTCGACACGGCGTCAAGTTTTATTACAGAAAAACTTGACAAAGGTGAGTCGGTTCTTGTTCACTGCGTCGAAGGAAAAAGCCGATCCGCGAGCCTCGGCTTCCTGTGGATGTATGCAAACGGAAAGTTGCCCGCAGAATACCACAAGGCCGAGAAAAAATTCAGAAGCATTTATCCCGACTACGACCCTGCGCCCGGAATTAGACAGGCAGTCAAAACCAGAATTTCTAAGGTGAAACATGGCAAGTAACCCGATTCAGTCCCTACTTCCGAAAGACCCGACTAGCACGCCTATCGGCACCGAACTTAATGAACGGGCGAAGATGCAGCAGTCGGCGGTCGATGCCTTGAAGCCTACGGGCGCTCCAGCCCCTAAAGGCACGGCGATGAAGCCCGTAAACAGCCCGATGGACAAAACCAAGTCTCAAGGTCCGTATGGCTCGGGCAAGGGCGAGAAGCGGATCGATGTCAAGGATATGGTAAAGCCCTTGGGACAGATGCACGACGGGGGCACCGTACCCAAGACTGGCCCGTACATTATGAAGAAGGGCGAGCGGGTGCTGACTTCGGACGATCATGCCAAGCTGAAGAACGCGATGGGATTAGCCCACAGTGTTTTGGCCCACGCCCCCGATGCGGAAGTACAAGCGCCCCCGATGCCACAGCACTTGCGGGAGATGCACATTAAAGAACTTCACACGGGCGGGTTCCACGTTACGAAACACGACGGCAAGGGCGGGATGACCGAGCACGGCGCTCCGCATAACGACGCAGTTGTCGGACATTTCATGGATCACATGGCTCACCCGGACGAAGACGAAGAAGCTGTTGAAGCGGGCGACCACGATATGCACGCCGCTGATGCCGAGTCGCAAGCTTTGGGAGGCAAGTAGTGGCGAAAGCTCACAACCCCTCACTGTACCGGGCCCTTCACAAAATGAACAAGGGTGGACTTCATCGGGCGCTAGGCGTGCCCGAGGGAGAGAAGATTCCCTCCGAGAAACTCGAAGCTGCCCGAAATTCTAAGTCAGGCCATATTCGCAGAATGGCCGCTTTCGCTCACACGATGGCGGGCTGGAAACACTAATTCAAGGAGAAGTCATGCATTACGTTATTGGAGCAGTTGTTGGATTCATCGTCGGCGTATTTACGCCCGGCGTAACCAAGTCGATCGAGGCCGCTTTCAGCGCGGACGCCAAGAAGGGCGTTTCGCTGGTTGAGGGCGAGGTAAAAGCTGCTGCCAAAGACATTCAAGCCGAAGCGAAGAAGCTGTAATTAGGCTTTCGTGCTGCACGGAAATTAGTCTATTGTATGGAAAACGAACTGGAGAACGCATGAAAATTCAGACGGGCGATATGCTGATTCAAGACATGGGGCTGAAACTCGGCGAGATATTTCAAATCGGCGACGGCCCGAACGCCTTTCTGATGCGTTATGAAGGCCATGACGGGCCGCGCGGCCCGTGCGACTGTGATTCACTGACTCACGGTAAATGGGATAGATTGACGCCCGTAAAGACTCATGCAAGCTCTGACCGATAAGCAGAAAGACGATCTAGCCCTTTACTGGACTAAATATCGGTATCAGGTTCAGGCAGAGTACGGGCACGACCTGATTAAGGACGGTCTTGCGCTGCGGCATCGGTGCCAGACGGACGGGTACTGGCTTGCCCGAGAAATCCTCGGGTATCGGCAGTTTGCAGACTGCCACCGGGAACTGTTTTCCACGCCCGAAAAAGAAGGCTTCTTCGTACTCAAAGACCCTTCGGCCAAGAGTTTCAAGGCCTTCGCTGAATCCGACAAAGGTCTTCACGACCGTTTGTTGTTCCTTCCCCGAGGCGGATTCAAATCTACCGCCGACATTGTTGATTGCATTCAGTGGGTGCTGTGCTGGCCCTCGATACGTATTAACATTATGACGGGAACGGTTTCGCTCGCTGAAGAATTTACGGGCGTGATTAAAGGGCACTTCACACTGGAGTCCATCGAAGACAAAGACCAGAAGAAGGCGTGGGAAGGCCCGTACGAGATTGGTAATCCGAAAGTATTCGATGCGGACCACGAATTTGCGGGCAAGCTACGGCTGATCCAAATCCTTTTTCCAGAGCATTGCGAGTCGAAGCCTGGAGAACAGCCTGAATGGATAACGCCCGCACGGAAGTCCAAGGATATTGCTGGACCCACGATTCGCGCTACGTCGCTCGGAAAGAACACTACTGGTACTCACACCGATCTGCTCAAGATCGATGACGGCACGACCGCCGAGAACACGCAGAACAAAGATCGAATCGCGAGCATCAACCGTGAAATTGCGATGGCCCGTAAACTTTGCGAGCCGTACGGATACAAGGACAGAATCGGCACTCCGTATCACCAAGACGATAACTTAACGGCTACGGTCAAGGACGAAGAAAAACGGGCTAGGAATGGGCAGCCCGCAATGGTCAAGGTCTTGGCGCATCCGGCGGGCATCATCAAGCCGGAGTTCGAAGATAGAACGCCCGACTTGCTCGAAGACCACATGATTACTCTGTGGTTCCCCGAGCGGTTAACATTGTCCGTCCTGAAAACGGAATACGCGGAAGCCAACAAAACAGGCGATACCGCAACGTACTACAGTCAGTTCTTTCTTGACCTGAACAAATCGTTCGAGACTAAGTTCAGGCGCGAATTGATGGTCGCCCGAACAGTTGATACGCTCCCCCAGCAAGGAATAACCTTCGAAGCCTGGGACTTGGCGTACAGCGAGCAAAAAGGTGCGAAGTATACTGTGGGAATCGCGGGGCTATTCACGTCGTCCGGGATTTACATCATCGACATGGTTCGCGGGCGATTCGGGGAATACGAACTCCCCGGAGTTATGGCGAGCTTCGCGCACAAGTGGAAACCACGCCGCGTGGCTGTCGAAGATTCGATGGGTGCCCGATGGTTAAGCTCGGAAATCCGCCGCGAGATGGAGCGTTTCAGAATCATCGTTCCGTTTGAATTCGTATCGCTCGGAAAAGGATCGAAGGCCAACAGCAAGGAAGTCAAGGCGAAGCCCGCGTGCCGCTTGCTTGGTGACGGGCGATTGTACTTCTGGAAAGCAATGGCGGGCCTCGAAGAACTATACAACGAGCTTGAGGCGTTTCCCAAGGGGACGTTTACGGACATTGTTTGCAGTCTGAGTTTGCTCGTCAATCACTTTCAGAACTTTGCGGAGACGCAGCCGATGTTGCCCGTAAATGTTACGGACAGAGTTGAAAGACTTCGCCGGGATTTAATTTACGGGCTAGGCCCGTTCGCAAAGCAAGTTGAAGATGGCGGGCAGTTGGCGTTGCAGGGCGGGATTCCGCAAGTTCCAGATCGGGACCCTATCGCCGAAGCAGGACTTTATTAATACGGAAAACGGATTTGTGGTATACTGAAGTGTTATACCTTGCGGACTAATTACCCGCAAGCGGGGCGGTGCCAAGATCGCCGCCCCACATTCTATCTTGGAGAGTAGAGAGTAATATGCTCGGAACTGTATACGTTCACGTCTGTAGGATCAACGGTAAATGCTACGTTGGTCAAACCACAAATGTTCAAGCCCGCTGGAAACCCGGTTCGTACGGGTTTTGCCGACGATTCAAACGAGCAATCGCGAAATACGGTTGGGATAATTTCGACCACATAATCCTTCTTCAGAAAGACGTGGATAAAGAAGAAATGGATTATTGCGAGCAGGTTTGGATATCTGTTCTGAAAACAACCGATCCCAAGTACGGGTACAACATCACAGCGGGCGGCGGAGGATGTTTAGGTTTTCCGTGCCCCAAATCTGAAGAGACAAAGAAAAAGATTGGTGACGCAAATCGCGGCAAACCAAAACCTCCTAGAACTGAGGAGCATCTTCGGAACGCAAGCATAGCCAAAAAGAAGTGGTGGGCAAATGTTTCGGCAGAACGTAAGAATAAAATTGTAGCCGCCCTGCTCGCCGGAAACGACAATAATCCCCGCGAGATGCGAAAGATGCCTCCGCGATCTGAAGAGTGGAAAAAGCAGCGTCGAATAACTTCAACGGAACTGATGCGTCGGGTAATACGAAATTCCGACGGAACTATAAAAGGATACATAAGTGAGCTTAATCCCGGCGCAGGGCAACCCGAACAAGGTATTAGTAGCGAATGACTTCACTTCGCAGGGGGAACTGCGAACCGCCGAGGATACTACCGCGTTAGTTGTTGGCTGTGCAGTAATTGACGAAGCGTTTATACAAAGCAAACAATGGGCGCTCATGTGGAGGGATTCTGACCTTCTCTTTCAAGCTCCGCGTCCTCTGCAAGTCTTTGAAAACACGTACGTTATGGAGCCGAACGTACAAAGATTCACTGTTGCAAAAGTAGTTAATAGCGTAGTTCCCCAGCTTTTTAAGGGGTTATTTTTTGAAGATCCCCCTATGGTGCTGCGCCCCCGTCCCGGAACTTCGCAGAAAACGACGGACGAAAAGACCACAGTGATGTCCGTGCTCCTCGATGCCTGCCAGTTCAAGCGCGAGATTAAATGGGGGCTTGAACAACTTTCTTTTCTAGGCACGGGCATTTGGAAATGGGGCATCAAGCGCGTCGAAAAGAAAATTCCTCGGCGTATTGTTAACACCGCTAAGACTGCGGATTCCGCAGGCGGCTCGGAAACTATTCACTCCGACGCCCCTCCGCAAATTGAATACGATACCAAGGTCTGTTACGAGCCGTTCTTTGAGTCTCGCCCGCTGGCGAGCGTGTTGATCGATGCGACCCTAGAAGTAGGCGACATCCGCGAGGCAAAGCACGTTATTGACCGCCGCTTCATGGATTTCTATGCCCTGAAAGACTTGAAAGACACGAACGTCGATCAGAACGGGAAACCGCTGAAGGGATGGACTTGGGGCGCATATTGGTCCGACGAAAAACTGAAAGAACTCTGGGCCCCGCCGATGGAAGCGTCGATGACTCCGAGCACGCTCCGGACGGATCAGACAAACACCACAGTTGGTGTTGTTCACCACGCGCAAGAGAAGACGATTATTTCGAGCAACGACCCGCTGGCGCAAGAGCTTGAAGTTCTGGAGTACGTTGACAAGAAGCGGAAAATCATCGTCGTCAACCGCAAGATCACAATTTACAGTGCGGAAAACGAATTCAAGAAGATCAATTACTTGTCTGCCAACTGGTGGAACCGTCCTCGGGCGTTCTACGGAATGGGTATCGGGCTAACTGTCGGGCAGAACCAGCGCGTTGACCAGGGCACGATCAACTCGATTCTCAAGATTCTGAGTTTCGGCGTTAACCCGGTGTATCTGCGAGCGAGGGATTCTAATAGCCCGACGCAGATGATCCGCACGAGTATCGGGAAAATTATCTCGGTGGACGGTGAAGTTGAGAAAGCCTACAAGCTCCTCGAACAGCCGAAGGTGCCCGCAGAAACGTGGGCCGCATTACAAAATTCTGAGGCCAATACCGAAAGCACGACGGGCGCTGACCAAGCTCTGGTGCAGGGTTCTTCTGCTGGCCCTCGTAACGGGATGGGGCGCTCGGCTACGGGCGCTAATAATCTCGCTCAGGCGTCGGCCACGAGATTAGACGGGCCTCTGGACGGGCTGATTGATCAGGTATTCGAGCCTTGGTTGTACATCCTCGACGAACTGATCTACACGTACTTGTCCGACAAGGAAATCGTTGACATTCTCGGAGATGAACTCGGGCAGGATTACAAGCAGCAAGTTAACATGAAAGAGTACCACGAAGGTAAGGTAACCTTCGAGGTCCTCGCGGGCGCTAGCTTGTCAGCAAAAAAGACTATGGCGCAGAGCCTAGTCCTGCTCGAACAGTTCTTGGCGAATCCGCAGTTCCTGGAATTCTTGGCTGACCAAGGTTACTACGTTGACCAGTTGACGCTGCTCGATATGGTTATGATGGCGAGCGACTGGAAAGATCGCCGCGACTTGATTAAGCCCTTGACTCCTAAGATGGAAGCCCGTAGACAACAGAAACTTCAGCAGCAACAGCAAGGCCCGATGCAATCACAAATGGCTTTGAATCAACAGAAAGCCGAACTGAAATCTCAGCAGGCCGATGAAGATACTCAGGGGCGTATCAAACGCGACCTTGTAAGATACGCTGTGGAAGCCAGCGCCCGAAACGAAGAGACTGAGGGCAGTCCATCGAATCAAGGTTTCGGTGATACAATAGGGTAAGAATGTATTCCATATACTTAATAACCAACTCGATTAACGAGAAGAAGTATGTGGGAAAGACTTCCCTATCCGCTCCAGATCGCTGGAAACAGCATCTAAATGATACTCAAAAAGGACGCAACGGGCGGATCGGGCGGGCTATCCGTAAATACGGAAAGGATTCGTTTCAGATTATCACTATCGACAATGCGTCCAACAACGAGCGGGCCTGTGAATTCGAAAAATATTACATCGCCTTGTACGAGACGCACAAGAAAAGCATAGGGTATAACCTGACGATGGGCGGGGATGGCGGGACTTTCACGGAAGAGGGCAGAAAGAAATTAAGTGAAAAGTCTAAGAAGATGTGGGCGGAAAATTACGATTACATGCGGTCTGTAATGCCTTCTTTTGCGGGGCATAAACATAGCCCGGAAACCATAGAAAAACTTCGTCAACTTTCCCTCGGAAAGTTCGAGGGCGACAGAAATCCTTTTTATGGACAAACGCACGCCGAAGCGACCCGCGTTTTGATGTCCGAACTCAAGAAAGAATCCTACATCGGCGAAGGCAATCCGTTTTTCGGAAAAACCCATACAGAAGAAGCTAAGGATAAATCTCGGGCATGGCATAAAGCTGTGGGTTGGCGCGGGGAAAGAAGTCCCGTTTTCAGAACCGATTTACCGAACGAAAAGATTAAGGAATTGTACCTCGTCTGCCGCAATAGCTCTGAAGTCGCTCGTCAACTAGGGGTATCACAGGGTACAATCTACAACCGCCTTCGGCGAATGGAGCTAGTTTAAATGGCCGGAGAAATGAAAGGACAAGATGGTACGCGGGCCTCGGGATTTGTCCGCGCCTCGGAAAATCCCCAGCCTAGAAATTGCGGAAACTGCGTGTGGTATAAGGATGACGAATCGTGCGGCAACCAATTGGTCGTGCTTGACCCGGAAGTTCCAAAGAATGCCGACGGGCGGGCTAAAGTAGACGCAGATGACTGCTCCAACGGATACCAAAGCCGAAAGTCAGCGATCATCTACGCGGTTCGCCACGGTGAGACGAACGGGAACAAAGACAAGCTATTTCGAGGGTGGATCGAAGTTCCCCTGAATGCTACGGGCAAGAAAGAGGCGCAACTCGCCCGCGAATACTTGTCCGATAAAGGTATCAAACGGGTATTCTGTTCTGATCTCGGGCGAGCACAAGAAACGGCGAAACTTGTACTACCGAGTGTCAAAGCTGAGAAAGACCCGACGCTTCGCCCGTGGGACGTAGGAATGTTTTCGGGCAAGTCGCGAGAGGATACGCAGGAAGCTTTCAATCACTACATCGACAACCCTGACGAACCGATTCCAGATGGCGAAAGCCTGTGGGAATTCGCGAAGCGTCAGACGAAAGCAATCAAACGATATATCAAGGAAGGTCAGGAAGACGGCCCGATCTTGCTCGTATTTCACAGTTCGAATTGCATCCAGCTAGAAAAGCAAGTCGAGGGCAAGGATGAACTCGGGCGACCAGAAGACACCGACCGCGTATTGCCCGGAGGAATTATGTGCATCCTTGATGAAGGCGAGCACGGCGGCCTAAAAGCAGAAGTTGTGTTTGGAGAAGCCAAAGAGCAGCCCGCCAACTACGGTTCGTAACGAAACCCCCTAAATAAAGGGGTTTTGTGCAAGAAAATACGGAAAACGGATAAGACACTAATGAACGCAGCTAGCTATCGCCCGTCAGATACCGAAGTCCAGCAATTGATGTCCGCAGTTCAGATGCCCGGATTCGAAGTCCTGAAACGAATCCAACTCGGGGAGATCGACCAGTTCCAATTGGACTTGATGCAAGTGGACCCGACAGACAAGGATTACGAATCCCAGGTTCGGGCGAAGCACAACTTGGCCTTGGCCGCGGGCATGTTCTATCAGCGGGTGACCAACAAGGTAGCGGGCTACATTCAAGACTTCACGACTAAACGGGACCAGCCCAATGTATTGCCCGATCCGACCCAGGAACTTCTGAATTATTAACATGAGCTACGAACCTGGAATTCAACAAAGCCCGTGTGGTTGCGATCATAAGTCTCACAACGGAATTTGCGGGCGACTTACGGATACAACATGTGCCAACCCGATGCCTTTCTGCAAGCCGTGCATGACTAAACACCCGAAACAAGCCCGATACAAATCTAAGATCACAACGACCCTAAAAGATAACTCTAAAGAGGAATTATGACCGAAACGATTGCCCCCCAAGAACCTGTAGTCCCTAAAGAACATCGTTATGAATACCAACCCCAGGAAAACGGGGTCGCACTCGGTGGAAAGCAAGTAATTATTTATGACGGCACGCCCGAAGATTTAGGGGCGAAGATGGCCGCACAGAATTCCGAGCTTATTAAGCTCAACCGCCGCCTCAATAAAGACCTTCGGCTATCGAGTTCCACGGTTGACCGGATTCCGGACAATATCTCGCGCTTTGATGAATCGAAGTACGATCTGAAGCCCGAACCTTTGACCGCTGAAGAACGGATTCAGTTGGCGAGCGATATCAACGATCCCGAGAAGTTTGATAAGGCCGCCCAGCGGATTGTGCGGGCGCAGATCGGCGATCCAGAGGTCCTGCGGACAAGATTGTCCCGCGTTGAACAGCGCCTTGACCGAGCAACCGTCCAAGAAGAAGCGATTGCGTTTAAGAACGCGACGCCCGAATATTACCCGTGTGCGGGAAATCTCCAGACACTCGCCGCATGGATGCAGAAGAATAACCTTGATCCGGTTAAGGAAAACTTCCAGTTTGCTTTCGAGCAACTGAAAGAATACATGACTCCGAAGCCCGAGCCCGTTGTACAGAAAACGGAGCCGGAACCGACCCCTCAGCCCGCGCCACAGCCTGCACCGAGGCCCGTGAGTTCGGGATTGACTCGCTCGAATGGTTCCGATAGTGGGCCCGCGCCGAACATCGGGATCACCCGCGCCGAGATTGACAAGATGTCGGGTGACGAATACAAAAAGAAGCTGCTCCATGAGCCCGGATTTCGGGCGAAGGTCGAAGCTCTTGACCAAGCGGAAGTACAGCGTCGGCAGGCGAGGGCGTAGTTGATCCGGAGATACGAGGATCGCGATTTCGCAGATGTCGCTTGGTTAAACCAAGTCTCTTATGCGAAGCCTTGCTCGGATGAAGAACTCCGAGAACGCCTGATGTTGAATCGGGCATGGGTCTACGAAGATAGCCCGATAGTTGTTGGAGCTTTGATAACTGACGAATATTTCGAGCGAGATTACATCTGGAGCGTCACCGTTGCCCGCAACTGGCAGAAGCGAGGAATCGCAACAGCTTTGATTGCACAAGCAGAGAAGAACTTCGGAGAACTTCATTTACACACTGAGCCTTTCTCCGAGGGTGCCCGATTGTACACGAAGCTCGGCTGGAAGCCCGTAAAAACAGAGTTTGACTACTACGGGCCCGGAGCCGATGCTGTTCTGATGGTGAAAAGAAATGTGGACGTTTAACATCAAAGCCGGGAAAGTATTCCATAACGGAGAATTCTTTTCTACGGGTTGGTCCGGGCATAATGTTCGGGGCGGAGTTCAAGGGCGCAACAATCCCGCGACTCAGGCTATTAAGGATATTGGATCATTGCCCGTGGGTAAGTATACAGCGGGCACGGCATACGATAGCCCGAAAACAGGGCCCGTGACGATCCCGTTGTCGCCCAAACCGGGAACAGAAATGTACGGGCGCGACGGCATGAAGATTCACGGTTGGCAAATCGGAACGGACCCGAATGATCCGTATAATCCGTCGTCTGACGGGTGCATTCAGCAGGGACGCCCGTATCGGGAAGCGATCAATTCGTCGCCCGATAAAGATTGGGAAGTAGTTTCGGGCGAGTAGAGATCACGATTTGTGATCTCAAGTTCATTTTCCGTATAAAACAAAGGAGGCGCACAATGACAACCTTTAAATAGGAGGTCAAAATGCGTACAGAAGAACAGAAGTTCGCGACCAAGCTCCGTAAGGCGGGGGAGCGGGCAAAACATCGCGAGAGAGTTTTCAAGAAACATCCGCCATCGGTTCGCTATGCGAAGTCGAAGTTCAAAAAAGGAACTAAGCGTCCTCGCAAGAATCGGAAGCCCGTAACTGTAAAGTTGGGCGTGCAATAAGAACGCAGTCCTCAAGCCTACTAACAGTGCTGAAATCGAGGTCTATTAAGTCGGGCGGTAGGGCAACTTATCGCCCGCAAATTTTGAGTCGAAGGCCGGATTGCCCGAGACTCCCCAATTACGTGAGGGATTCACCTGGAGTTCTCTGACTCCAAGCCCGCAAGCCTATCGGATTATAGGTTGCCCGCGAGCGTAGTAGAGCAGCTTCGGCTGAACTTGACCTAAACAGGTGAAACTATGGGCTATAGCCCGAGTTCTAATAACCAGTCAAACCTGCCTCAGTCCACGGTTCGGTACTACGACAAAAAGTTCCGTTAAATGGTTCTTGCGGAATAGGGTCGAAGCTCGTGTGCCAAGAAACAGGAGAACCTGAAGGCACAGACGCCGTTCGTCGCGTGTTCCGAACGTTTGGACCTCCCGATGAAATCTGGTAACCAGTACAACTTGTATCAAACAGGTACCCTCATCGCGTAAGCGATGTTGAATAACGTGGCTATATCGGGGGATAACTCATTGAGTCAATCCCGAGGGAAGTCTAAGTGACCCCGTAGAGACTACACGCCGCGCCCCGGAAACGGGTGATGATATAGTCCGCACTTACGGGCGACCGTAAGAGGTTGGCAGTTATACTTGCCCGCCGCAACAAAATGGATGTATGTTCCCCTCGCGGCCAACACCAGTCAGACGACTGAAGGAACTGTTGGCGCGGGCGTGAGCGTATCTGTACTGAATACCTCGGCGACAATCGGTGAGTTGATTTGCGGCTCACCATAAACTTGACTATATCGGTGGACATCTGCTATAATGGCAGACAATACCGAGCCAAGACTAACCGTTTTACAAGCCTATTAAATAATCCAAAAGGATGGCTAGAATGTCAGACAAATCAAAATATTCGTACCTCGCTGGAATTATTGATGGCGAGGGCTGTTTTTGCATCGGAGCTGGACGACGCCAGAAGTGGGGCGTCATCAACTACAATCCGCAGATATTGGTTGGCAATACGGACCATAGATTGACTGCGTGGCTGAAGGAAAACTTCGGGGGCGTAACTTTTACGCAACGCCCGAATAACCCGAGATGCAAAATTCCGTCTATTTGGCGGTTGTCGAAAAAGAAGGACATGGAACTTCTTATTTTGGCAATCATGCCTTATCTGATAATCAAAAAAGAGCGTGCAATTGTCTTCCTAGAATTTCTACGGCTTCCGCCGACAATGAATCCCGAACGTCGGGAAGAGTTGTGGAAACAGTTGTCGATCTTGAATAAACGGGGAGTAGACGTAGAGACTAATACGTCAAGCAGTTCGGAAAACGAACTGAAGATAGAGTCCGAACTTACTGGTGACAGTAAGAGTGGCCCTGTGGTGACACAGGAGACGGCGACGCCCGTAATGACTGCCTAAAAACAGCATTCCCAAAACACAGTTGACGCTGATTACGCTAACTTCTCCAGCCTCAGTCTGGCGACCGCAATCGACAACACTGTCGAAAACGTCGCCCGAGAGATGGCCTACCGTCTCGGCGAGTCCCTGTCCGCTTTGGTTCGTGCAACTGCGGACGGCGCGAACTCCGTGGATTCTTCGGTCCTGACCAAACTGGCCGCGACCTCGACCACGAGCTTCACGACTCTCTCCTTGACCTACATCCGAAACGCCGTGCAGTCACTTGCTGGGCGTTCGGTTCGCCCGTTTGACGAAGCTTCCAAAAACTTTGCTGGTGTGATCCATTAGGTTGCGGGCAACCGCATAAGGGTGGATATAAAATTCTCTCTGATTGACTCGAACGCTGAGATGCCAACGAGGGGCAAGTCAATATAGTTCCATAATGGAAACATATTGACAGCCTGAACGACTAAGCGAGAGAACGTTCATGTCGCATGAACGATGCAATAGTCTGAACAGTACGGAAAATGAACGTACTGAAGTAAGCAGAAATGACTTGCTCGGGCAAATCGCCCGTAACAACTTGCCTTTTGCACTCGGCGATGTTTTGGCGGACAACTCGAACGATTCGCCAATCGATATCCTGAAGCGTACTCCGCAGGGTTACAGCCGCCTGGATGAAATCATCTCGACGGACTTGACCGAAGTCATTGAAATCCCGACTTCCGGCGTAAGCTTCTTCCAGTCAAACTTGGTGACCACCAGCCCGAACTACAATCCGGGAACTGGCGCGGTTACGGGCTTGACTGCTCTGCGTACGTATATCTTCGGGCGCGATGGCATTTTCTCCATCAACCTCGGAGCGCAGGGTGACACCGGATACGGTGACGGTGAGTGGCGGAATATCCGTTTTTCATAATGTTTAGCGGATACAAAATTTCTTCTAATTGACTCGAACCCTGGAATGGCAACGAGGCGCAAGTCCAGAAAACGGACAGCGTGAGAGACTAAACGAAGAAACGCCTTCGGGCGATGCAATAGTCCGGTCTTCACAGAACAACAAATGTGAAGAGGCAAGCAGAAATGACTTGCCCGTCGAAAGACGTAACACAGACGTGCAACATCGTGCAAAACGCCGAGCCTTCGGTTGCGGACCCCAGCGGTCTAATTCCGGGGTGGACCAGCTATCGTGTTCACTTCACGACCAGCTTGGGTCCGGATACTACAATCCGTATGTCATGGTAAAGTCCTAATGCGGATTCAAAACTCAATCTTATTGACTTGAAACCTGAAATGGCAACAAGGCGGAACCCTTCGGGGACCGTGAGAGACTAAGCGATTGAGCGCCTTCGGGCGATGCGATAGTCCGAACATACGGAAAACGAACCGTATGAGGTTGGCAGAAATGACCAATCTCAACAGCTTGTAAGTTGTTGATAACAAGGCGATTAGGGAAATTGACGCGGCCAGCGCAATCAGCTAACAAGCTGCTTGACAAACCGCTTCGGTTTTGCTATACTGATACTAGCTCCGTGAAATTCGGAGCGACAATTGGAAGGGTCGGGTGCCCAATCACTCGGCCCAACCAGTTCCCTATTGGGAGGGAATGTGGACAAAGGAAATATAGTAGGTCAGAGGTACGAGCGGCTCGAAGTCCTGATGCCCGCTTGGATAAACGAAAAACAAAATCAAGTTTGGTTGTGCGTCTGCGATTGCGGGCAAATTCGGTTTATCACCACTGCCGTTTGGAATGCCCAAAGTCGCAAAAGTTGCGGGTGTTTGCGTCGGGAAGTTTCTCGCGGGCAAACAACGGCCATGAATCTGGCACGGGCGGGCCAACCGCGATCCGCCAAAGGCAAGATAGCGTCTCAAGCAGCTTGCAAGAAAATGAACGCGGTGCGGCACTCTCACGCCCGCCACGTTCTGATTAAAGTAGACCCCGAGCGTTTGGTGGGCGAATGTGATGTCTGCGGGGCCGTTCCACTCAAGATAATGAAGCACCGCGTCGGCAATCAACGCGACCAATATCTATGTTGGGTGGGTTCTTTGCGGGTTCACAACGAATACGCGAATGCGAGAGTCCGTTATCCGAACCACGCCTTGGAAATGTTTAACAAACAGGCCAACGCCTGCGCGGTTTGCGACGGGCAGATGATTAGGGGCGATGGTTTGGCAAATGACGGTATGGTTCTAGATCACTGCCACACGACGGGCTATATACGCGGGTTTACGCATCAACGATGCAACAAAGGGCTTGCAATGTTTCTTGATCGTCCGGAAGTATTCCGCAAAGCCGCCGATTACTTGGAAAGAAATCGCTAGCCCGAGTAATTTTATGAAACGCCTCCTAATCATCGCCCTGATTTTGCTCGCCTTGTTTTGTATCGGGCAACGGGCGATCATCATCGAATACGAGCACGACATCGATAAACTGCACCAGGAACTCAAGCCATCTGCGGGCGTCGAGAAACCTCCGGCCTGCTTCGACGAAGATTGACTTGACAAGGTTTCGGAAGTTTGGTAATCTGTCTTTGGTCGATTATAGGAACGACAAATTACGGGCTAGCTGACACTACCCGCGACAAATCGTTCGTCCTGTCAGGGAAAACCGGAAGTAATCATAGGAACCTTTCGGGCGACCAATTTGTTTTGTCCGTTTTCTGGACTGGTGGAGGCGGCGAACCTGCTGCCCTAAGCTTGTGCGGTGGCTACGTACGTAGCTCAGACAGAGAGCACTGAGACCATAAATCTCAGGGTCGCAGGGTTAATGCCGTACGAGGCCCGCACAATTAAGTTTGCTCAGTTGAAGTGCTGTTAAGACGTGCAAGACCGGGCTTCGAAGCCCGCAGGTCCACCAGATCGCCCGTTAAGTCGGTCGGAAAACTTGACTTCGGGTTTGGCTGCCAATATTTGCAAACTGGTAATGGGCGACGTGACGGGCCTGAAATGGATTCGATTGCGCGGACGAGATAGCATGGATGGGCACGGATGCTGTGGCCACGTTACGGACACAGAAACAACAACCGCTACGACTAAACCTCGGGCGTTTGCGGCAGCCGCTTAATAAACGGCCCGCACGGAGTCAGCCGGGAACTCTGGAAAATAATCCCGGCAACTTTTGAATTTGCGGGTAACCCCGACCTGTTGGGTATTAGGCGGCGTACGAGGATGCAACAGGGAACTCCTCACGCAGAAGTCCTGCCCGTAATAAAAACCGAGGCTCGGAGGCTAAACCTTCGGGCTTCGGGTCCAATATGAACTTTCCCAAGACAGTTCGAGTCTACGATGCTATTGCGGGTGATTTTGTGGACAAGAAAGTGCGCTACAGGGAAGAAAAACTAGCTGACGGGCTAGTCTATCGCTCTTGGGTAGTTCCGAGCGACCAATCCGTCGAATACATACACAAGAACGGCGGAGTTTACAAACGTATTACGGCGGGCTTCAGTCTTTATACGGAAAACGTATGACCTACCACTCGAAATATCCGCAAACCGAAGATACCCAACAGAAGCTTATCAAATGGGGTTGGTGCGACACTCTTGTCCGCCCGCTGTATTGGAAAACCATTTACGAAGATAGGCGAGAGCGCCGTATTCTTACCACCTAGTACGGAAAACGTATGGAAGTTTTGATATGGTATAACTCGCCGTACGTTCCAAACGAGCCTGACGTTGTTTTTCTCTTCTCAAGCCCGCAGCTTGCCCGAAGATTCGTTAGTGATTTAGGCGATGTTCACGCGAGTTCTGTAAACAAATTTAGAGACCCGTTTAAAGCGGGAGTCGTTACGGTTGAAAACGTATGACCTTCGAAGAATGGGCAGATCGGCTTGATCTTAGGGCGGGAGCCTTCGAGCAATTTCCGCCCGCAGGAATCAAAGACCCGTGGCGCTGTGACGGCCCTTGCAATCAGTTGATGTACGGGCAAGCTCGCGATAATAACTGGAACTACCCATCGCCCGAAGGCGTTCCGACAGGATATTTCTTGTCCGAAGAATACCCGCGAGTCTGCGACATCTGCTGGACATTATACAGCGTCCTGAAAGACCGAAGTTACTGGACGACCCTGCTCGCAGAACGCAGCAAAGCTTACAAGAAATTAACCAACGGTGGCAATTATCTCTCAACGTAATGGAAATCAAGACGAATTTCTTCACGAAAGCCACCACAGCGCCCGCGCCGACAATGGCGCAGGTAATGTTCACGAATGACCCGAAGTATAGGGCGACGTATGGCGGTTGGCTGTACGAGAACTTTGACGAACTTGCCCGAGAATACAAGACTCACGGGCGATTCCTTTCCTTAGCTGAAATCCAAGACACTGATTCCCCTTTAGACCTTACATAAGTTCAAGCTACGGGCAAAAGATGGTCCGGACGATTGGATTATCGCCATCTTAGTTCGTACGCTTGCCCGCAGAGTCATCCTCTGCACCCCGCGCTTTGTCTGCGGGCAATGAGACAGAAAGAGTCGTCTTAGCGGGCGATTCTACGCCAATTGCGAGTTGAGGCGGCAGCCAACATACTTGCGACCTCCGAGAACTTGCCCGAGTTCATTTTCCGCACTGCGTCTATAGCGCCGTCCGGACGGAGGTAATTTTCTAGGACACTAAGGATAAATCATGGGAACAGCAGGACGCGCCAAAGCTCCGTGGGAGGATTACGGAGAGAATCTGATGGGCCACGACTCGAAAGAGATGGACGCCCTCATACGAAAGTATGCCGAGAATCGCTATGTAACCTCTAGCGCCCAGAATCAAGAAGAGTTGGCTCGGCAGAAGGAAATCAACTACGCGCTCGCGGCCCAATACCGCTTCCTTGATCCCGCCGACTACGAAGATATCCATGCCCGTATCGGGCAAGTTATGACTTACGAGCAGTTCATCGGAAAGCTCAGGGATGGCTGCAAGCTGAAATGCTTCTATCGCGAGATGGGGCATCCGCAGATGATCGCTCTTTGGGGCGTAAGAAAAGAAGGCCAGCAGGCGGACGTGATCTCGTGGTGCCAAAGGCCCGCCATGATTGAGCTAGAAGTACCCCGCTTCGATGACAAGGGCGTTCCTTCGGGATTCCGATATCGGGGTTGGAGAACTTGTCTGATGGACGCCCGCAGAAAAGGATTCCTTACCGAGGCGCAGATCAAGAAAGTTTTCGGGGAACCAATAGGTCCCGCCGCCCGCACATATTTGAAATTCATGCAATCGCTTAGACAAAACTATGAGTAGGTTCTCATGATTTACAGCACGTCAGATTCCCGCCTTGCGAGCTTCCTCCAGATTCGGGGCGTAGCCTTGCAGGGTACGGACACTCGATACCAAGGCGACGAAGATCGCGTCCATCTTTTGTTCGAAGTAGACGAAGATAGAATTACGGGCCTCAAACGCGAGTTCTTTGAAGGCGGGCAAGTTCCTGCTCTGGAATTCGCAAATGTAATGAAATCCACGATGCACGCGATCCGCGAAGCCCGCGAACTATCCCGAGAATCCCTGCGTTAATCCATTTTCCGTACAAGACTCTGCCCGTCACGATCCTAACACCCAACCTAAAGAGGAACTATGTCTAACGATCCGAAGCTCGTAAATGAATCTGGATTAATCAAAGCCGATGATGTGATATTGGCGTCCCCGTTGAGCGAACTAAATATCACGGAGTTAACTCGTCGGAAGTTGCTGACCGATATTTTGTCTCAAGAAGCCGAGCGAGAGGATGTTATTGAGCGTCTCGCCGATAGACGTAACAAGCGCAACACCAAGTCCCAAGAGTACGAATCTCGCGGGCGCGAGCTAGTCAAAACTGGCCGGGATCAGGCAGCGGTTCAGAACGCTTGCCAGCATAAAAAGGGCGGCAGAGGGAACATTCCGGGCGGCTTCTTGCGCGGGAACGATGTAAATTATTCGGTCATCAAGCACACCTTGCCGACTAATCAGATGTATATTCGCTGCACCCGGTGCGGCAAGACCTGGAAGCCCGTAAGTCAATTTGATTACGACATGAAATCCGCCGAAGGCAAAGCTGCATATGAAGCCGCGAAGGTTGAGTATCAGCGGGCAATTGATTTCAATACCGACAACATCGAATCGTCGAGCATAACTTTCCAGCACACGAGCGACGATAACAACGTAACTGCTCAGAAGTTCGTCCACGACGTAATGAAGGACGTTACCCTTCGGTAACAAAAGATGCGAAACTCATCGCGGGCTCCGTTATAGCCGGAGCAACTTTATATGTCTAACAGCCAAATCTATCCAAGTTCGTCGTATCCAGGGTTTGGCGATCTCTTGACTACCCCAGGTTCGCCCGCGACCACGGTAACCGGGCTCCAAACGTATCCTGTTGCTAATTTCGCGCCGCAAGCGGGTGAGATTCTGTACTTCTCGCAAGGCGAGTGGCAGCCTACTTTGTTTTCGGGCGTCCAAGGCCCGCAAGGCTCGCAAGGCCCGTTCTCAACTTTGTTTGATACTGCGGGCGATTCCGTAGTTCTCGGGCAGGGCGGGAATCAGTTCGCGATCAGCAACGCCGCTGGAAGTGCGTCGGTTAGTAATTCTTCGGGCAACGCGTACGTCACGATTAAAACTGGATTAACTATTTTAGGGGCGACCCCGACCGCGCCCGCTTCTCAGTTAGGAGTCGGGGCGACAACGGCCACAACCGCGACAAGCGGCAGCGAAACATTGCCCGCGCAGCCCGCAGGATTCTTGGTAATGAATCTCGGCGGAACCGTAATCAAGATACCGTACTACAATGCTTAAAAGACTTCTAAAACGGCTGATTCTCTGGGCGCTTGACGGCGGGCTTCCGCAGATCGTGATTGTACAGAAAACGGATAGCCCGCAAATGATCGACATTCGAGTCCCGAAAGTAAAGCGTTAGATTTGGTTTAGCAAAGCGAAAGGGCCGTGCAGTTCCGAGGCAGCATCATTATAAGATTTGGCAGCCTCGATTTCCGTTTTGAATCTCCCAAGTTTTCTATTGCGCTTTCCCACCCATATTTGTGCCAGCCATCTACCGGACTCCGCATCAAAAGACACGCCTTTAAATCTTGAAGTTGTTTTGCGGGTGGTTTTTCTTCTGTTTCGACAATTTTCCGACCGCGTGCATTTGCGCAGGTTACTTTTACGACAATCCAATCCGTTATGGTTTATATGGTCTACGTGGGTGTTCGAGTCTGAAACTTTAAGAATGAACCGATGCAGCCCAATCGTAGCCCGAGTTCCCTTGTTTCGCGGCCCGTGCCTCTGGGCGTAAATAACTCTGCTGTGGGGTTTGATGCACACAAACCAGTTGAATTCCACAACCCGTTCGTAGTCCTCGTCATCCACTAAAGCTTCGTAGCCACGATTTAGAGGAACTATTTTCATGTGGGAAATTCTATCACATAACTTTTCAACTGTCAAGACGGAGAGGTAACTCCAACTGTTCCAAAATTTCCCATTTTCGACAGGCCAAGCCACGGTCACGGGCGTTGCCAGCCTGATTGTTGGCGCGAATGCTGCCCGCTCGGGTATCGTCATCAGCAATACCGACGCCACGAATACCGTGTACTTGATCGAGAATACCTCGGGCACGACTTCCACGGGACATTACTTGCCCGCAGGAGCTAGCATTGGATTCTCGACCACGCTCGCTATTTACGGAATTACGAGCGGCCCATCAGTAGTTGTGACTTGGTTGTCCACACAATAAGACATGTTCTGCGCCTATCTAGAGCAAAATACGGTCAATGGGAAGTTTTACTCAGGCAAAGGCCCGTGGAAAAAGCGCCGTGCTTCCCGAATCTGGCATGCCCATAATCCACAAGGCCATTGGCACAATTCCTTAATCTGTCGGGCATATAGAAAACACGGGTCGGATGCTTTTGCTCTACACACAATCTGTCTATTCGATACGGAAGAAGCGGCTTTTGAACAAGAGAAGGCTTGGATTCGCGAGCTAGACCTAATGAATCCGGAAAAAGGATACAACCTGACTCTAGGCGGGGAAGGAACTTCTGGGTATGTATACACGCCTGAGCATAGGCAAAAACTTTCGACAGCCCACAAAGGCAAGCCCGCCAAAAATCTGTATGCTTTACATTCCCCTGAAAGCAGACGCAAGGCGGGGCTAGCAATTCGCGGAAGAAAGCAATCTCTCGAAACTGTTGCTAAAAGACGTGCCACCTTTCTAGCTAATGGCGGGAATAAGGGCCGTCCGTCCCATCTTCGAAAGACTCATTGTTTTAGGGGACATTTGTTGCCCGAAATAATTGCCGTAGGCATTCCTCGACATTGTTTAGAATGCCGTCGTATTTATTACGCAACCAATAAGGCCTCCCGTTGAGTAACAAACAATATCCCGTTCCATTTGAGTTCTCTTCTAAGAGTGGCGGAGGCTCGCCCGGACCTCAAGGTCCCCAAGGGCCTGCGGGCACTCAAGGGTTTCAGGGTCCACAGGGCTCCGCTGGAAGCCAAGGTGCAACTGGAAGTCAGGGGCCGCAGGGAACGTCGGGATCGCAAGGTTTTCAAGGACCTCAAGGTAGCGCGGGTGCTCAAGGGCCACAAGGCAATCAAGGCACCCAAGGAGTGCAAGGTCCGCAAGGCTTCCAAGGTTTTCAAGGACCAGCATCAAGCTCTGTTCCGTGGTCGTCGCTCACGAACGCTGTTGCGAACTTAACGCTCGCAAACGGGGCCAATGCCACGACGTTCAATCAAACTGCCGCAGTAGGCTGGATTTGGGCCAATACTACCGTAGCGACCGCCGTGTCTACTAATCTTAGCCCATTGCTTGAAGTGGCTGCGAATTACTGGACTGGATCGGCTTCGGCTCAGGATTCCTGGAATCTACAATCTCAGATCGCCACGGGAACTAATGGAACTAGTGCGCTATCTTTTAATCACCTAGGGTCAATAGGAAATAACTATGTTGCATTCCCAGTTACTGGAATTCAGTTTCCAAATACCCCGTTTGCGGTAGATTTCGGAAGCAACGCGGCTTGGACCTTGAATTTTACCAACGCGAGCGGCGTAACCACGAACGGTGCGCTAACCTTCGCCAGCAGCACCCTGACGCTTAAAACTTCTGTTGCGAATAACTTTCTGGCGTTTAACGGAAACGTAACATCAAGCGCCACTGCTTGCGTCTCGCTCGGTAACACGACTTCTTTCGCGGCGACAGCGGCCATAACCCAAGTCGATATCCAGTTAGCCCACGACACGTTCAATCCGGGCAGCGGATCAGCTTCGTTCCAAGCAGTTCAGATTTCCCCGGCGATAAAGGGAACTTCTAACGGGAATACGACGGCATTGGTTGTCAACCCTACGTTGACCGCCACGAATCTTACGGGCACGAATCGGATTGCGTCTTTCCAGAGCGCGGGAACTACCGCTCTTGATATCGGATACGTTGGCACGATTACAACTTACGGCGGACTGACCACGGTTCGGCGCGGAGTCCCGTCGAGTATTGCTTCCACGGACTTGACGGCTCAGACTGCCGCTATCGCCGCAACCACTTTGTTGTCCGCGCCCGCTACTGGAGCGTACCGAGTCGCGTGGTCCGCCACAATTACTACTGCTTCAGATACCTCCTCCGTGCTCGGGGGCTCGGGCGGTTTTCAAGTTATATACACGTCCCCGACAGACAGTGTTGTCAAGACCACGGTTTCGGGCAATAGCGTTACTAGCGCGGCTAACACCACGGGAACTGCTGTCGGCGACGATATCGTGATATACGCCAAAACTGGAACGAATATTCAGTTCCAATACGGGTACACGAGCGTACAAACAACGACCGCTATGGTTTTCGAACTTCACGTTTCGCTTGAAGCCCTCTAAAATAACGAATGACAAAAACGTATCAACTTGGCGATTATTGTTCGATGACGGTTCCTACGATGCCGTCCGATCTCGGGCCTCCTACTTCGGGCGTTCAAGATAGTCACGGAAATCTGGGAACTCCCGGCCAAGTTTTGAGTTCGATTGCGGGCGGAACGCAGTGGGTTTCCACAGCCTCCGGTTCGCAGGGCCCGCAAGGGCCGACGGGTAGTAACGGATCAACGGGCGTGCAAGGTCCGCAGGGCGCGACCGGAACCACGGGAAATTCTGGTAATACGGGAAGCCAAGGCCCACAAGGTAGTAATGGCAGTCAAGGTCCCCAAGGAACTCAAGGTTCCAGTCCGTTTTCCGGAGTTCAAGGGCCGCCCGTATACGCAATTCAAGGAACACAGTTTAGCTGCACGGCTCAAACTCCGACTTCAGTTCAAGGTTGCCAAGTTACGGGCTTGGCTGCCAACGCTACGTATAAATTCGAGATTCTTCTCGGAGTTCAGGGCGTAGGAATTCAAGGCTATCAGTTCGGGCTTCAGTGTACGCAAAGCGGAGCGTCGCAAGGCGCGGCGATTCTCGCCAAGGTCGCGGGCGGCCCGCAAGGAACTGTTGCCACAGGAACGGGCCATCAGAGTTATATGGCTACGGGCTTCGGTATCCAAGGCCCGCAAATGTGCGGCGCAGTCGGTAGCTCGTGGATGACCGCCGAGGGAATCTTCACCACCAACGCCGTTGCGGGCAGCGTGTTCGGCGTTCAGGTAAAAGGCACGCAGGCAACGATAACGCCCGCCGTGCTCGCGAATTCGTATCTCAGGCTAGAGCGGTTGGCTTAAAGGTCTTGTAAAAAGTCTGCGGGCACCGGGCTGTGCGTTTTCCGCACAAGTTTTAGACTTTCTCTGATGTCTTTTCCGTCATCCGGAGCTTCGTTGCCGAGAACCGTCCAATTAGGTCGGGACCGACGTCCGAATATTTCAAGATAAGGGCCGGGGAAGTTTTGTTCGATTATCTCGTGAATTGTGTCGGGCTTCTGGCTGTGCTTCAAGCGGGGAGACGCAAAGATAGACCGTTGTTTAGGGCAACGGACGGAAGGAACGTTTGGTTTTCGCCCGACCATGACAAGTTCGTGGTCCCCACGAAACCAATATCCCACTCCTAGGCCAGTATTCTTATGCCACACGAGTTGGGACTTGTACTCGAACCCCCACGCTTTCATAAGCTCCACGGATTCCCAGACGAAAGGCCCGGTCGTCCAGCAAAATAGGTAGCCCGAAACAACGTCCCCAACGGGCAGAGTTTTGAGTTCATCAATGGGCATGAGTTTGTATTGGTCACAAACATAGCCCTGACTTTTGCCTGCCCGAACCTCTCGGTAGGGCCAAGGCGGGTCGATAATTGCGGTTTGAAAAATCATCAAGTAATTGTACAGAAAACGAACTAGTTTGTCAAGACCCTAAAACATGCGATACACGATTATTACGCCCACGATCCTTCGCCCGAGTTTATTGCGGGCGTGCGCCTCGGTTGACAGCCAAACCTATAAAGACTACGAGCACATCGTCGTTGTAGACTCTGAGATTTCAGACGACACAATCTCGAAGATCGCTCATCCGCAGAGAACGGTTGTCCGATGTGAAAAGCCCCATAATAATTGGGGGCATACTTGCACCCATCAGGCTTGGGCACTCGCCAAGGGCGACTACGTTCTCAGGTTGGACGACGATAATTTCCTAGCCGATCCAAACGTTCTCGAAGACCTGAAGGTAGTTGACAAGCCTTGGGCGATTTTCCCGATGACGCGTTTTGGCGGGCGATTCTTTAACGATCCGCCTGGAATACGGAAAACGGATTCGGGTAGCATCTTGGTCCGCCGCGATCTCGGCCCGTGGCCCGATCTGAATCAGTACGACGCGGACGGGGTGTTCGTTGAGCAACTTCTAAAGCAGCATCCGTACCAAGCGTTGGCTGACAGTCGCCCGTTAGTTATCGCACCACATTCGGCAGAAAATGTCGAAGTTACGACGGGCAATCGAGTGTCGATCTACACGCCCGTACATGACGCTTCGTACTTACCGCAGGTTTACGAATCGATTAAGCACCAGGATTTTTGGGAATGGATAATTGTATGGAACAACGGGGCGGTTCCGTTGGAGTTCAACGATCCTCGGGTAAAATCCCGCGTCTTATACAAAGCACCCGAAAAGGTAGGTACGCTAAAAGCCTACGCCTGCGAGCAAGCCGCGGGCGATATCCTTCTAGAGCTTGACTGCGACGACCTTTTGTTGCCCGGCGCGATCTCAGAAGTTCAGAAAGCGTTCGCCGATCCAGAAATTGGATTTGTCTATTCGAACGCGATTCATACTACGGGCGACCTTGAGAAGTTCCCGCGCTACGACGAAATCTACGGGTGGAAATTCCGCGAAGTAGAATACGCGGGCAAGATTTTAGACGAGTGCGTGAGTTTTCCGCCGACGCCCGAAGCCGTATCAAGAATCTGGTACGCGCCTGATCACCTTCGGGCATTTCGTAGAAGCGTGTATCACCAGATCGGCGGCTATGACAAGTCCATGAAGATTCTGGACGACTCGGATATTATTTGTCGGGCGTATTTGGCTACAAAGTTCAAGCACATCGACAAGCCGCTGTACGTCTACCGCGTCCACGGGAACAATTCTTGGCTGCGGTTTAACAAGGATATTCAGGAAGGCGTTTATAAAGTCTACGATCAGTACATCGAGAGACTGGCGGGCCGCTGGGCAAACCTTAACGGGCTGGCGGTAGTTGACGATCTAAATATCTTACCAATGTTGCCCGAAAGTTCTGCGGGCGTTATTCGTTCAACTTCGCTTTGTATGGCGGCTGACCCAATTCGGGTGATGAAAGAAATATCCCGAGTTCTGGCCCCCGGAGGAATGGCGTTCCTTACCGTGCCTTCGACTGATGGGCGAGGCGCTTTCCAAGACCCGAGGCATAGGTCATTCTGGAACGAAAATTCGTTTCTTTATTATACGAACAAGGGCTGGAGTAAATTTATTGAGACGCCCGTAAAATTTCAGGCGACAAGATTGTACACGACCGAAAAAGACGAACGGCAAATCTGCTGGACAATCGCTCATCTTGTTTCGCTTAAATCGGGCTACCGCCCGCCGGGATTAATTGAAATATGAGCATTACCTTGACAACGCCGTACGTAGTAAATGTAAACGGGTCGGTCGTGGAAGACGATACTATCGGGGCGTGTACAAGTTCTTCAATGGACTACCTCGCCCGCATGCTTACGTATACTTTCAAAATAGGTTCCCTTACGGGCAGCCCGTCAAACCTAAACGTCGGCCCGTACTCCCAGAATCCGCCTAGTCAAAACATTGTTGTCAGCGTCTACGTAGGCCCGACTATTGGCACACAGACTTTCGGGCAATGGTTTTTGAATGGCGTTCTTCAGGCGACGATCATTCCTTCGGGCACTCTGGCCCCATTCGTTACAAGTCTTTTGGCCGACAGGAACTCGGCAGAAGGTTTTGTCGCGGTGAGCGGCGGCCTTCTCCCCGGTTCGGTCGTGCCTTGGACCCAGCTTTAATCCGTTTTCCGTACAGGAGATTTCATGTTTCAAAATTATCCGTTTAATACATCGCAAGTCTCGGTCACGGCGTCGGCTACACCGATCTTGCCCGCCAACTCCAGTCGCTCTGGAGTATCAATAGTCAATACGGGCAGCACCACGGTCTATATTGGAAACAGTGCGTCCGTCACGACTTCCACGGGCTACCCTGTTTTAGCAAGTTCGGCGGTTGGGTTCGCTACCACACTCGCTATCTTCGGAGTTACGGCATCATCTTCGTCCACCGTCGGCGTTTTGGAAACCCAATAACATGGCGAATAAGCAATATTACGTTCCAACAAACTCTTCCTCTGGAACTGGCGGGGGCGGCGGAGTTTCGTCCATCACGGGCGACGGCTCACTCATTACTAACAGCGGGTCAACGGGCGCGGTAACCTTGACGCTCGGAACGCTGCCCGCAACTTCCCTTCCCATTCCTACCGGGGCCGAAACAGCGGGTATAGGATATTTCTTTGGCGGAATATCTTCGCCTGATATATTGTCTAAGGGCGGACTGGCACTATCTACCACGGGCTGGACAGCGAACCAAGCCTACGCCTTCCTGTTCTACCAACCTTCCGTTATTTCGGTCGGCCATGTCTCGATCCTTTGCGCGACGGCCAGCGCAGCGACAGCGGCGAGCGCCGGGATTTACAGCGTTACGGGGACCAAACTTGTTGATAGCGGAGTTTTCGCAACCACAAGCCCCGGCGTGCTTACGAACGCGATTACGCCCGTTACACTTCAAGCCGCGTTTTATTACTACGTTTTTACGACCAACTCGGCAGCGAACGGCTTTGAATACTTTGGCGGGAACAGCACCAATCTCGGTCTGATCGTTAACGCCCTTGGAAATCGGGCGGCTAAAGGCACGGCGACTACGGGCGGGGCTTTGAATACCGCTCTTGGTTCATTAACCGCATTGGCCGCTATTACTTCTTGCCCGATGGCACTGTTCGAGCCGTAACAAGGAAAATATCTTATGGGTTTTGATTACACGGTTGTTGGACCGCCGACGCTACCCGCGCCATCGACGCCCGCGACTTGTTACGACAAGCAGAACGACGTTCTTTATTGCTCGACACCCGCGAATCCCACGATTCCTACTACGTGGTCGCCTATTAACGGGTACGCGGGCACGAACCCGCAAACTGGTAGTTATTCGGCGCAGATATCGGATAACGCGCATTTGCTGGTGTTCAATATTGGCGGAACGCCCGCAACTCTTAAGCTTTTGAATCCTCCGCCTAGTTCGACTTGGGCGACGTACGTACAAAATATAGGAACAGCAAGTCTTACGGTTTCTGGCAACGGTCTAGACATCAACGGCATTCCCGCATCTTTGTCGGTTTCCGGGGGATCGGGCGTTCTAATATATACGGACGGAAAGAATTACTTCGCTCTGCTTGGGGGCGGGGGAAGTGGGTCTCAAGGACCGCAGGGCCCGCAAGGTCCTCAAGGGTTCCAAGGAGCACAAGGTTCTGGTGTTCAAGGGCCTCAAGGGACTCCCGGACCACAAGGCAATCAGGGATTCCAAGGCCCGCAGGGATCGGGCGCTCAAGGGGCGCAGGGCGTCCAAGGCCCGCAAGGATTGCAAGGGTTTCAAGGCCCCGCTGGCGGCGGGAACAGCAACCTGATTCTAGCCAATACTACGCCCGCAACCTCTTCGACGCCGCAGTCGTCCCCGGTTTTGGGATTAGACGGTACATGGTTCGGGCCGTTCTTAGCCTCCGCAACGGATGGCTGGACTATTCAGGATGTTCCCACGGTATCGACAACCATGCCCGCTGGCAAAGTTGCTACGGCGTCTGAGACGGGCGGCGTTGTTACTCTTTCGGGCACGGGTATGACCGTGTTTCCTGTATTGAGTACAGCAGGGTTTACGGGCACCAATCAGGGAAGCACGCCCGTAATTTTCGAAGGCTTTACTACGCTAACTTGGCTCAACGGTCAAGTCGTGAAGTTGATTACTAATACGTCTTCGTCGATAACCTTTCTTGATCCTACTAGCCACGCCAATCAGGGAAGTGTCGCGGAAACTGGTGTCACGGCTTCGTCCGCACAGAGCACGCTAACATTTCAGCAACTTTCGGGCTCAGCCCCATTAGGCGTATTTCAATTATCGAACCCCACTCCGGCGACTGCGGATTCGATGATGACTTCTCCAACCTTGCAATTCCAGACGAATCGCTGGAACGGGTCCTCGTCCGTGCCCGAAGACTGGAGTATTTATTCTAACGGCATCACTACGGGAAACGCCGCCGCGAGCCTGGTTTTCTCTTACACGGGGCAAACCACGAACACGGGCGCAGTCCTATTAGTCGGGCAGGGCAATTCGAACCAGAACACACCCAACCTTGGCTGGTATAACAACAACAACGGAGTCCTCCAAACCGTAGGATTCATTGGCATGACGCCCGCAGACGGAACGACGTACAACACGGCGTTCAGCATGCAAACCACTTCAAACGGAAGTGCGATGGCGCTAGGCGGCGCGGCGGGTTCTACGGCAGGCGCGGATGTAGACATCGGCAGCCAGAACAATAACGTCAGAAACAATACAACTGGCCCGAACTACGGCATTGTTTTGGGTGGGGTGTATTTGGGCGGAAATCCCGGATTCGGCGGGGAAACCTTTCAGCCCGCTTCCGGCGCGTCCAAGAATTTCTGCGTCTGGGTGGGGGGGAAGTTTAATCCGACCACCGGGACTAGCACTTTCTCGGGATTGTACGTAACCCCGATTATCGCGGGCACGAGCAGCGGAAACACGACGGCACTAACGGTCGCCCCGCAACAAACTCTCACTAATCTTACGGGCACCAATCTAATTCAGGATTGGCAGTCGGGGGCGTCGGGAACTACGCCCGGAACCTCCGTAGCCAGCATCGACTACAACGGAAAATTCCATACATATTCTGGAATAACGACGGCGGGCAACGGTGTTCCGGCGGAAGCTAACCAGATCATCGCCACAGGCTTGACCGCAAATTACAATGCGGGCACTGCGAAGACGATTTTTACGCCTACTGCGGCGAGTCAACTACGGATTTCGTTCACTCAGGCTATCACGACGGCGGATGCGGTTAGTTCGACATTCCCGAGCCTCACACTTGGCTGGACGGATGCGGGCGGAATCGCCCGAACCAAAATTCTCGTTGCGACTTCGGCTACAAATACGACGGCGGTAGAAAGCGACGGAGTAACGGTTATCACCACGAACACTAGCACGGCGGTTACGGTTACTAGCGCGAGTTATGCTTCAAACACGCCCGCGACTATGACATACGCCCTGACGATAACGACCGAGGTACTTTAAAATGATGGATAAAATTCTCAGCAATATGAAGGATTATCATCTTCCGATCTGCCTACTCGTGTTTCTTATAGGAAGCGTGATTCATTGGTTCCATCATTTGGATGCAAGTTACGTGGGGTTTACCGCTACGGTTCTTGGGGCAATTACGGGGCACGCCTTCTCGCCAGCACAAAACAACAACGGCCAATAATACGGAAAACGGACAAATATGATCTTCATCGTAATCCTAATCTCGGTTGCCTTCTGCGAAGCCTGCGGAATCTACGACGCTACAATGACCGAAAAGGGCCTGAAGGCGGGCGTTGCCGTTGAGGGTTTTGATTGGCTCGTAGGCGAAAAGCCGAGTGCGGTCGCCTTGTATCTACGGGACAATCTTCTACTCGGGTTCTGCTCATTGCCCGCAATCTTGTGCGCAACCGTTTTCCATAACGTGCCTCTGGCTTACGGGGCGTGCATTTCGCCCGTACTCTATGGGATTAAACACATTCAGGGCGGTAGGCAATGGAAGAAACTTGTGGGTGGGAAATAGATGGCCGTTAACAACTCCAGCTACACGCTCCAGGATGTCGCGGACATAATCTCGGCGAATGGAGATACCGCGCCCGCGTTGGCTACGGGCGGGTTCTCGCAGCAGCCCATGATCCAGATGGCCAATAAAGTTTTGGCGGCCATGCTAAACGGAGGAGCACAGGGGCAGCCGATGGGATGGAAATGGAATCGACTGCTCGTTACCCCCTTCCCCACGATTTCTTGGCAGCAGGATTATTTTATTGCTGGACTGGTAAATCTTTCGTGGCTTGAGAGCGCGTGGGGGATTTGTTTCACAAACACTTCCCAGCCGAAACCGAAGATACCCCTCGAAGTTCATAAGGACTTGTTAGTTACGTATCAGCAGTGCGGATACCCTGGGAAAGTGTGCTGGGTCCAGGCTAGTCAAGCGCAAACCGGAACGTGGGGTGACACGGAACTTCAAACTCCGACCGGACAAAACAACCCCGGCCCTGGAGTTTTGTATGTAAATCCGTTAACCGTACTGACCCAACCTTCGAACGCTTCGACCGCAATCGAAGACCCGAACGGCGGGCTTTGGGCGCTTACGACTTACGGAACCTGCGGAACGTTCAACCCATTCGCGTTGAATATCACAGCGACTTCGATTACCGGAAATGTTCTGACTGTTACTTGCCCGAATTCAGTTCAAATTGGGCAGAGCGTGTTGCTTCAGGGAACTGCTGAACCGTTCCTAAACGGGCAGTCTGTAACCGTGGCGTCCGTTATCGGAGCTAGCCCGAATCAAACAGGATTTACCGCCGCATTTGTAAATGCAAATTACAGCAACCCCGCCGACACTGGAACCGTATTCATCAATCAGACTTACCCGACTCTGACTAGCCCTAACATCGTGGCTACGACCGTCATCGACGGAACCGTTGTCTGGACCGCGATCAACCCCAACGGGCAAGCGATTCGCCTGAATCCGATTCCGCCGCAGCAAGGCCAAGTCTGGACGATCAACTGCGTGGGACAATTGCGAATTACTCAGTTCACGACGTTGACGCAAAGCCTGGGAGTACTGCCCGACGATTACTATCAGACTTTCGTAGACGGCTGCATGTCCGAAGCATACCGAAGAAATCCAGACGCAAAAATACGCGCCCGTTTCAAAGACGAGTGGACTATTTGGTTGAAGTCTCTGAAAGAGTCTTTCGACTTTGCGAATAAAGAAATGGACGATTTTGGTTTTTATCCTTCCGAACCGATCATGGAGACGGGCGCGGGCAGCATTTGGCTGGGGCCTGCTGCGCCGTATCCAGGATGGCCGTGGTACTACTAAAATATGGCGTCTACGAAAACAATTCTCGCGAGCATGGAGTGGGCGAAGCGTTTCTGCTTCAACCGCCATCTTTCCATCGGCGGTTTCAAGGAACCCACGATTACTTCGGCCAACACCGTCTTGCAGACAATCTTGGGAAAGCCCTTCCGCTGGCAATTTAATCGGGCGATTACGGGCTTTTTCGCCACACCCGGAACCCAAGATTATCTTCTTCTCTACTCGTGGCCCGCGAGTCAAACATTGTCTGCGGGCGTCCAACTTATCGACAGCAACGGAAACTCGCAAGTCGTCACAGTTGCGGGCACTACGAACGCCACGATCCCCGGATGGAATATCACCAAGGGCGGAACAACTACGGATAACGGAGTGACTTGGACGAACCAAGGCCCGATTCCGAATGCGGTTTCGAGCTTCAGTTTTGGCTGGATTGAGAATGCGAGCGTCCAAGACCCGGTGTCCAGTAAATGGGTTCAGATTTCAAACAAAGTCGATCTCGCGCTGGATGCCGCTACGAGCCGCCCGCAGAATATTGCCGCTGAACTTCCGGGCAGCCTCGGCGTTTTGTTCAGGCTTATGCCCGTGCCTGACAAGGCGTATCCCGTAGCAATTACGCTGCAACAGGAAGCGCCAACAGTTTCTAGTTTGGCCCAGACGTGGGCACCGTTGCCCGATAGTTTTGGATACGTCTATCAACTCGGGTTTCTGAGCTTCGCTTACGAGTTTAGCGACGATTCAAGATGGGCCCCAACCCGCCAGAAATTTATTGCGGGCTTGCTAGGCGCGGCGGAAGGTTTGACCGCCACCGAAATTGACATCTTTTTGACTAACTTCAACGCGATTTCGCTCGATCCTATCGGGCGTCAGATGGCGTTGAATCAGGGGATGCAGCATCGGCAGATTTAATAATAATCGAGGGGGTCTTCCTCGCGAATTATTCCGCGTATTTCTAGACTTTGCATTTCGTTGAATTCTAGGCGGTGCCCGAAGTGCTTCCACAGAAATTCTTTCAGCAGAGTTTCGGGCTCTCCCGAATAGAAGCAAAACGACGAACTGCTGCGCGAACTTTGCCCGATCCAAACTGAACTTTTACATTTGTGGCAGGCTAATTCGTAGGTATCGCTCATTCCCAAATTATACGGAAAACGGACAGGATTGTCAATAGATGGCAGGAAGCCTACAATTATCGGGCGGGTCCCCTAGCAACAAGCAGCCACGCTACGCCCCGCTGTTTCAAGGCCGCTGGGTAGTGGGCTTGGTTTCTCAGCGGTCGCCTCTGCGAAGCTCGGCCAGCGCCTACGTAGAGCGATATATTGGCGGGCAATCCGACGCTCTGATCGACGGTTCGAATTGCGAGATTACCCCCAAACTCACGCTTGCCCGAAGGCCCGGAAACTCAGTTTACAACTCGAATATTTTTACCGCGATTGACGCTTTCTACGCCTTCCGGATGTTCGGGCCTACGAATGAAGATATCCAGGTTCTCGCGGACACGGCTACAAATGTCTACGATGTCTCGAACAACCAGAAGATTTCAATTTTCACGAAATCTCCGGGCAGCGGGCAAACTTTCTTTCAGTCGGTCGGCAACACGCTGTTTTTCGGCGACGGAATAGACCAGAAGAAGTACGTTCAAAGTCTGTTTACCCGCACTAATAGTTCTGCGGGCCTACCGAATATCGGGGATAACGTAACGTTGTCCGCCGCATCGACTCCGTTTATCTCGACGTACCTGATCGACACGAACGGGAATATCGAGGAATTACTGGCGACCGCCGTTACCACGGTTTCAAACGTTGCGTACGTGGAATCCACGAACACGTTGACTTTGACCGTTGGATCGACTGCGGGCATTACAGTTGGAGACAATTACGTTGTTTGGAACTTCACGAACGCGACTTGGTTGAACGGCGTTACTTGGGAAGTTTTAACTGCGGGCGGATCGACCGTAACCGCGAAGCTCTTGAATACCCTGCACGTAGATTACGCTTCTGCGTCGGATACGGGCAACGTTACGGATGCCCAAGGCGGGGTTCCAGTTACGGGCGGCAGCGTCCCTTCGTGGAATACTCAAGTCCCGAGTTCAGCAAATGACTTCCAAGGCGGGATTACAATTGACGGTACGGCGGTTTGGATTAATCGCGGACTCCCGATTGAAAATTGGGGGATTGCGGCGGGCACGACTTCCCCGAATGTCGTCGTCGGAACCTCGACTTCCGCGTGGAAAGCCACGACTTTCTTCTCATTGTCGGGCGCGGTTGTTGATACGCAGTTTGCTGGGCAGACAAATATCTGGCAAGTTACGGTTGCGGGGAAATCAGGATTCTCCAATCCGTTTACGAGCAACCCGGTTTCAGGCACGACTACGGTTATTGACGGTGGGGCGACTTGGAAATGTGTTGCCAGCACTTTTTCGGGCGACTCTTCCTGGTCCGCGAGCACGACCTTCGCCGCCGACCATCTTATCGTAGCCAACGCTTCGGGCACCCCGAGTTTATTTCAACTTCAGCCCAATCCTTTTCCGGTTTATAAACTGGTTGCGGGCGTGTACGTAACCGCAAATTTCTACCCGCATAACGGTGCGTTTTCCGGGCAATGTGAACTCCGGAACCCCGTAGACGGGACGAACAATCCCGGCGTTGCTCCATACACTCTCCAAGCGACCGCTAACGGGAGCAGCGTTTTATTCAACCCCCCGCAACAGAATAACGCCGGACATACTTCGCCGTTGCAGTGGGCGACTTTGGACGCTGCCGGGGATATCACGGGCTTTACGACACCGTATGCCGGGGCTACGCCCGGAAATTACACGCTTTCGACGTTCGGGACTTTAACGATCCCAACTGCCGGACAGTATTCGTTTACGATATTTCACGATGATGGAATGTTCTGGGGCATTGGGCCCTCGGGTACGAACCAGCCAACAAGAATCTCGGGGCCGACAAACTGCCCGGCACCTAACGCGACATTGACCGCGCTCCAAAGCTACCCAGTTATGGGCGCGAATAACGTCTCTGGGCAATTTCAGGATGTTTTCGTTATTAATTTCCCGGCAGCCGGAGATTACCCGTTCGAAATTGATTTCGCGAAATCGTCGAGCACGGGTCAGTTTCTTGATCTGTATTGTAACGGGCAGACTCCGATTCCGGGCACGCCCGAAACGGGGACTACGCAACCGATTTGGCCCGCTTTTTCAACCGCTTTCGCCCCTAATTACGCAACCGTTTCGGAGATGAACAGCGCCGGAATCGGCGTCCTCGGGCCCGGATCGTTTTCGGGCGGCAGTGGACCCGGACCTCTGAGTTGGGCGAACCTCGGCCCGATCACGGATTCCGTGTGGACGGCTTCGGTGAACTACACGTTGCCAGACACGACAATTACCGACCCGAATAACAACACTGAAGGCCCGTTCCGGGCGGGTGTATCGGGAACCACGACTCCGACTTTCGCCACGGGCATCAATCAGCTTACGCTCGACAACCCGAATCTGATCTGGATCAATCTTGGTCCGGCTTCGGCCCCCGCGCCTGGAACTATTTCAGCATTCAACGGCGGATTTATATACTACGTTGCTTTGGTGAATTCCGCAACTGATACGGTTTCAAACGCATCCCCGGCAAGCGCGGTTACGGGAAACTTTATTGGGGCTGCGGGCGTTCAAGTAACTGGCGGGCTTCCGCCTATAGCAAGTATTGACCCGCAATCGGATTACGTAGCCATTTTCCGTACAACGGACGGTCTTGCCGTTCCGTTCCTGATTCCGGGCACTACGAACGCTATCTGGACGGTTCCGCTGCCCGATTACCTCGTCAACGGGTATTTTGACGACACTCCCGATACGGGCTTGAATAACCTGATTGAAGGCCCGATTGAAGGCGAAAACACTCCGCCAGCTTTGGGAGCCGTCAACCTCACGCTGTATCTCCAGCGAATATTCTACAGTATCGGGAACACCGTGTTTTACACGTCGGGACCAGATGCGCCCGTGGGCAATGGATTTGAGGGAACCGCGCCCGATAATTTCCAAGAACTTCAGTCCAGAGTAACCCGGCTAGTCCCGACAATTGTTGGGCTATTTATATTCACGGTCTCGGATATTTATCTGATCGCGAATACGGGCGGAACAATTCCTCAGGCGGTTACTTACGCCCAAGGTCTGGGGCTTCTGAATTACAACGCCTTGGATGTTTTCGGGTCGAGCGTCGGGTTCTTTGCTTCCGACTCGACGTTTAATACTTTGGACATTTCCTCGGGGCCCTCGGAAACCGGATTCAATATCGGGAATCTATTGCAGGTTGCCCCGTGGGACCCGAATACCGCGTACGTTACGTGGCATTCTTCGGGCGAAGACAAAGCATGGTTCTTGTCTGACGGGACTACGGGTTGGTACAGAATCGGAGTTACCCCGTCGCCCGAGCAGGGCGTGACAGTTTCTCCGTTCGCAACTATCGTCAACGGGGCGCAAGCCGTCCAGTCAATTGAGACTTCTCCGGGCGTCCATCAGTTGCTCGTAGGCCCCGCAACTTCCGGCCCAATTCTTGCCCGAAATTTAACAGAGTTTCAGGACGGCGGAAACAACTACCCGTGGTACGCGACGGTTGGAAGCATAGTCTTGGTAAATCCCGGACAACTCGCTGAAGTCGCGTTCATCACCACGGAAGCAAACGCTATCGGGTCTCGCCCGAGCGTAAGCGTAATCTTGGATGAAGCGTTTCCGACCTACACAGGCCCGTTTGAAAATATTCCAGAATGGGTTGAAGACCCTCCGACGCTGCCACAGTCTACCTCGATTTACGCGCAGCGTTGGTATCTGTCTCTAATGCAGGACCCCGCTGTTTGCAGGCATATGCAGATTCGGGTTGATCTGCCTGCTGAAAATGAGAAAAATGAATTATGGAATTTCACGGTTTTCGGGGCCATTTTACAAGAAAATTAATACGGAAAACGGATGCCCGATAATATCGCAAGTCATCTCAATATAAACACGCGCGGTTACGCGCCCGTAGCTTCGCCGCCCGCGACTCAGTTGCAAGAGCAACCGTTGATCCCGACCCGAAGTCCGTTACTTAGATTCTCGGCTCCGAATATTCCAGGATCGTTTCCTTCGTTTGATACCCTTACGGGCTACCATATGGGCGGGAAAATCCCGCAGTGGCGGATTCCCACGGTTCCGACACAGACGGGAACGACTAGTAGCTCGACAGCGGCGGCAACGACCGTTATTTCTTCAAGCAGCACGAGCACGAATAACCCGCCGAAGGCCCAGACCGCCTCGGTTACAACTTCGGTACTGTCTCCTGCGGGACAGTTTACGGGCGTAATCTCGATGGCGAAAGCATTTATCGTCCTGTCGATTTCGGTCAATTCCGCCGCCCGAGCCCGGTTGTATTCGACGGCAGCCGCCCAGAATGTGGACAAAAGTCGTCCACAAACTCAAGGTCCGGGATTCGGCACCGAGCAAGGAATTATCGGCGACGTTGTTCTTACGAGCGCCCCGACAGTTTGGTACACGGAAAACATGACGGGCACGAACGGGGATAGCCCGCAATCAACAGCCGCGTATTTGACCGTGGATAATCTTACGGCTTCGAGCATGGCGGTTAACGTTTCTATCGTGTACGTGCCGCTACAGAGCTAGACAGCAAGTATTTTGCGGGCACGTTGAGTACAAAGGAAAACGGATAGACTTCCGCTTTGCTCTCAAAATCAGAAACAAATCGCTCCGCCTTGGCTGGTAGTTTTCGGGTCTCTGTGCCCAGATAAAAATACGATCCGATAACTCCTTCCATCGCTCCACGACGAACCACTCTTTTGATGGCTCGGGCGATTGGGCAATTCCACGGATCGCCGTGTTTTCCGAGTCGGATATCTCGCTGGGTTACCTGAACTGTTATTCTCATATTTCCCTCCAAACCAGATAGTACAGAAAACGAACAGGAATGTCAAGATGATTCGCACGTTAAACGAAAATGATCGCCCGCAAATCGAGGCGTGGATCGCCGCCGAGCCAACCCACGCAAGTAATACATTCGATTGGTATTCCGAGGCGGGGGCAAAATCCGTTATTTTTGAAGACGCCGAAGGCGCGGTTTTAGTGGCGAAATTTACGCCGTGTTTGAAAATCGATATTGATTTCTTGCCCGAAGCGGAACCCAGACGGGTAGCCCGCGCACTATCGGAAGGACTTAGCGAGATGGAAAAACAAGCCAAGCAGCAAGGGTTCAAACAGTTTTCGTTCGATTCTGTCTCGGGCAAGTTACGGGCGTTCTGCGAAAGGCTCGGGTTTATACCGTCGCCCGAACTTCGAAAGGTCCTATAGATTATGTGTGGTGCGTCGAGTAGCGAGAAAAATTTAGCGAGCGAGCAGACTCAGAACTTCCAGACCTTACAAAACGAGGCTGGACAAGTTTTCGGGCAAAGCTCGCAGATTTTCAATCAGTTGAATTCGGCTTTTTCCCCGATTTTAGCCGCAGGTCCGGGGCAACCGGGTTACACGCCCGCAGAACTTTCTAATCTCCAGTCGCAGGCGGTCACGCAAGGCGGAATCGCAACTCGAAACGCTGAACAAGCCGCGGGCGAGCGGTCTGCTGCGGCGGGCGGGGGCACGGCAGTTCTTCCGAGCGGTGCTACAATGGGTATGGACGCCAATATCGCAGCAGCCGGGGCGTCAAATACCGCAAATAATCTGGCGCAGATTAATCTTAACAACGCGGCTTTAGGCAGGCAGAATTGGACTCAGGCTGCTGGCGTGCTTGCGGGCGCTCCGAGCGTATTCGGTGAAGCCAACTCGTTTAACTCTGGTGCCACAGGTTCAGGGCAAGCGGCTTTCGGTAGCGCGAACGCTATTAACCAGCAAAATCAGGCGTGGCAAGGGCAATTGATGGGAATACTCGGAGATGCAAGCCAGCTCGGGGCGGCGGCGATAAAAGCATAATCTATGGCAGACGATCAAGTTCAACCGACAACTTCGGATAGCACGGAAACTCAGGTTACTCCTGCGGAAGTTCAGTCTTCTACGGGCGACCAGCCCAGTCCGCAAAACGGGCAAGCACCGCCCGATACTAGCAACTTACCTGTTAGCGGGCAAACCCCTATTCAGCCTCCGCAACCCGCCGATCCTCGGGATTCTCATCCCGCCGTTCAGCAGGCGGGGATCATGCGTCGCATAGGAGAAACGATTGCGGGCGGCCCGAGAATCAAAACGACGATTGACCCAAACACGGGCGTAGTCACCCGTGAAAAACAGCCGCTCGACACAAAGGACATTCTTGTCGGCGCTTTGGCTAACATCCTCGGTGGCTTCGGGCAAGTTGCGAGCAACGCCTCCGCCCGCCAAGCCGGACGGTCGCCCGCGCCCATTCAGCCTTTACCGACTCAAGTCGCGCAGCAGAAACAGGCCCAGCAGTCGCAAGCTGATTTCGAGCAAGAGCAGCAGACCAAAATCCAGAAGGCAAAAGTCCTTCAGGCGAACATGGAAGCCATGCGCTCGGCCTACGCTGCGGGCAAAGAAGATGACGAAGCCAAAGACTCGATTGTCTCGAATCACTCGGATGATCTGGAGAATTGGAAGAACTCGGGCGCAGTTGAAGCCTCGAATATTCCGTCAAACGAATTGATGCAGAAGGGGTTTGACAAGACTAAGTACGTCGCTATCCCCGACGGAAAAGTTCCAGTATTCGGGCCTAACGGTCAACGGGCGACCGACAATAACGGCGTTCCGCTGTCTCAGCTTACGTATTCGGTTGTGGACGGCACGACTCAAACGCCCCTAACGCAAGCAAAGTACAACCAGTTGGCGAAATACGGACTGATGTCGGCGAAGCAGGGGTTTAATTTGCCCGAAGGCGCGACGATTACCTCGGCATCGCTCGCCTTGATGAACCACAAACTGGACCTGATCCAACAGACGCAGCGGGAACTTGACGATGTTCACGATCAAGTAGGTGGGGATAAAGTCGATCTCGCGGAGCAGATCAAGAAGAACCCGCAAGTATTGTCCGCGATTGAGAAGTTCCATAATGATGCTGCGAGCGCCGATCCGAACGATCAGATAAAGTCGATCCAGAAGAATCACCCACAGGCTGCGGGCATCATGTCGGAGTTGTTCGGGCAAGAGAATCTTGAGAAATTGTCGAATCAAAAAGCTGCTGATCTCGCGAAAGCGAAGGAAAAAGGGGTAACGGAAGGCCGCCTTGAAGCTGAAGGTGACAAGATGGATGACAACAAAGCCGCCAGCATCTTGTCCGATCCCAAGTCTACGCCCCAAGATAAGCAGCGGGCGCAGGATTTCCTGAAAATAAAGGCCAATACCAAGTTTACGGATAAAGAACAGGAAATCAACGCTCAACGGGCGATTGAGGACAAAGATTTATCCACGGCGGCTAAAAACATTGTTTCGGGCAATCTCGCGCAAATCCGCGATTTAGTCTCCTTCCGGGGGGATCAGAAAACCCGTGTCTATAACATGATCGCGGACGAGGCGAAGGCTCAAGGGAAAGACCCGAAGGATTATTCGCCCGCGAAACTCGAAGCTAAAACTAAAGTTCTTAACGACTTCAGCGACGGGAAAGCCGCTGACAGTATCGTGTCGTTCAACACGTTCCTCGGGCACGCGAATGACGCTTTGTCTGCTACGGGCGCGATGCGCGGGCAGACGGGCAGCCCGCTTATCAACCGTCCTCTGAATTGGATCAGAAAGAACGCCGCCAACGACACGAACTTCCAAGCGTTCCAAACCGCTCTCGTTCCTGTACGGAAAGAGTACATGAGTTTCCTGAACAACAATCGGGCGGAGCACGAAGGCGATATCAAGGTAATGGAAACCGTGCTAAACGACGATTCTACGCCCGCCCAGATCGAATCAGCCTTAAAGAAACTCGGAGAAAGCGGCGATATCCGCCTTGCCGAGCTTGGCCGGAAATACTCGAACACGATGGGCGACGAATATCCAAGTCTTCTGGCTCCCGAAAGCAAACAAGCTTTGCAGAGGATGGGCGTTCAGAGCAGAACTGTTACGAGCACGAAGGACAAGCCCGTTACGCCCCCGAAGCCCGCACAAAACTTCGCGGCAACTAGCTCGGATGGAAAATGGGGTTACGACGGCAAGCAATGGGTAGCGACGGGCAAATAAAATATGGCTGACGATAACAATCAGATTCCAGCACCGCCTAGTGGAACTACAGTCCAAGCGCAGCCACAGGCTCAACCTGCGGGCGGGCAAATTCCTCCGCCCCCCTCGGGCGATATCGTTATGGTGCAGCCCGCTAGTACGGAAAGCGGACAGCCCGAAGAGTCTACGCTCGGCAAGATCGGCGATGTTGCGGGCGATGTTTCGTCGGGCTTCGGAAACGCCCTGATGGATACGGTTCACGGAATCGGAACCCTGCTCAATAAGGTTCCGGGCGTTGGGGAAACGCTCGCCCCTACTGAAGGATTGGCCGCCGAGAAAAAAGGCATACAAAGCCCGGAAGGAACCGCCCAATGGGTAGGATACGGCGGGGAGAATCTCGCGGAATTCATGCTCGGCGACGAGGCCCTGAAAGGCTTGTCGATGGCCGACAAGTTCAAACAGATTTCGGGCGCGATGGGTCTTCTTGAGAAAAGCCCGAGATTGATGCGGGCGATTCAGATGGGTGCTGACGTAGGAAAAGCTACGGGCGAACTTGGCGAGGAAGCCAAAGCTCTGATCCAAAAGAATCCGTTACTTGCCCGATTAGTCGGGGCGGGAATGGACGCGCTCCGCCAAGGCGCGGTTGCGGGCGCTCAGGAGACAGCGAAAACTGGTAGTCCGGAAAAAGGATTGAAGGCGGGCGTTGAGCAGGGCGCGACTTCGGGCGTGCTTGGAGCGGCCTTTGGGACGCTCGGAAGAGTAGCGGAAAAAGCAGGCGAGGCGGGGAAAGCGGTTCAGGAAGCGTCGGAAGCGGGGAAGAATGCTCCAAGTGCTTTGGATATCGGGCAGAAGGTTGCCGATCAGATTAACGACGCCGAAACCAAGATGCACGGCGACTTTGAGTCCGGAATCCAGAAGCTCAAGGGAGATTTGGGTGACCAAAAAGTCCCGTATCAAGGTAGCCCGTTACAGAAAGCCGCGAAAGCGACCCTCGAAGGAATTACCGACAAGCAAATTGTTCCAGGGAAAACGGAAGCTACTGGCGTCTTAGATGAATTCGGGCAACCGATCACGAAACAAGGCGCAGATACAACCGTTCGAACTACCAAGGGCGCGTTGCCCGAATTCGGAAGTCTTGCGGGCGGATCGCCCGAAAGCAAGAATATTCTAACAGCTTTGGCTGATCCCAAGAAAACGGGCGACCTTACAATTGACGAGCTTATCCAGCGACGCCAGCAACTCGGGGAAAAGATTGGAGTGCTGACGAAAGGCGGAACTAGCTCGGCGGATCGGGCCGACGTTCAAGTTTACCAGAAACTACGCGACGGAATCGACGACACAATCGCGAATCTTGCGAAGAAGTCTGGGAAGCCCGAGGCCGCGCAGGATTATGATGCTTTGCGCTCGGCGTACAAAGACAAAGTAAAGTTATTCCAGAGTCCAGCGATGCAGGCTATGTCTGCGCCAGGAGTTGCGAGCGACGTGAAACTTGATAACGCCGCAAAGTATTTACTCCAAGGCGGGAACAAGCTTGACAAGATCAACACGTTGACCGAGACAATCGGGGAGCCCGCCGTAAAGGACTTGGGAAAAGGAATCCTCCAGAGCAAGTTAGCCGAAGCTAGCGCGGGCGGGCAAATTAACCCCGCGAAGTTCGTCAAGAACTTTAAGCAGATTGACCAGCTCCCGCCGGAAGTGAAGGAGAAATTGTTTGATTCGGGCGACGCTCAGAAGGGTTTGGATAAGCTTTCGGGCGACTTGAAAACAGCAGCAAACTATCAGAAGCTTATTCGAGCGGGAATCGTACTCAATCCGGTTAGCGGAATGGGGCTATTGCTAGGGTCGCTTGCAAGCGGGGATGCGGAAGGTGCCCGCGAACTTCTCGATAAAATCGCCAACCGCCCCGGAATGTGGTCCGCTTTCCGTACAGCGGGAAAGATTGGGGCGACTCTAGAAGCATCGTCCGCAGCCCGCAGAGTTGGAACGGCGGCCAAAGGCGCTCTTGGAAACGTCCTTCAGGGGGCAACCGAACCACTGTCGCAGCCCGAAGATCAGGATCAACAAGTCGTTTACACGAACCAATAATTGCTAACTGTAGGTATACAAATGCCCTTCAAATCAGTCGCGCAGCAGAAATATCTTTACTCACACCCGACAATTCTCGGGCGAAAAGCACTGAAAGAGTGGAGCGAAAAGACCAACTTCAAAGCTCTGCCCGAAAAGAAATCCCCAAAGAAATCAGGTAAAAAGTAATGTCGATGAATCCCCAAACTATTCCTACTCCCCTTCAATGCAAGAACTGCGGTGGATCGTTCTCGGACGGCAAATGCCAGTCCTGCGGAAGCCGTGTAGCCATCGCCCGAAGTCAATTTGAAACTGACCAGCATCTTCGGTCAAGATTAGACGGCGGGGCTTACTTCGTGCATTTCGGGAAGCTCGAAGAACCAGGACGCCCGGAACCAGAGCTTCATACGGATGAGGAAGAGTAGGCTAAAGGCCCGCTAGATAGTCTGCGGGCGATTCGTTCGGACAGGATATTCCATGCAGTTGCAGCCACGAGTGGAATTTGTCCGTTTCCAATGGCGTGGATGCGGTCCATGTAGTTGGCCACCCCATTGCCGCCTCTGCAAAGTTGGGGTCGGTATATATCGGGTCGGTCTCTGAAGTCCTCAATCCCTCGGACATTTTGGCACCACGGTATTGCGGGCTTCCACGGAATCGAACTTTTGAGGAGCCCTTGTATTCGCTGGCTCCGAGGGTTGGCAGCGAGAATCCATATTCGTTCTCTTTTTATGCCAAGCTCCGCAGGCTTTGCCTGAAAGCACTCCCCATTCCGCATCATACCCCATTTGGGCAATATCCCGCAAAACTCTGGATAACCCGCGTTTGGTAAGCAGTGGGCTATTTTCAATCCATACAAGGGGAGCTTCACATTCTCGGGCGATTCTAGGGAAATGCGACCATAGGCCGCTTCGTTCTCCATCCAGACCGAGACCCGTTCCTGCGGCGGCAACGTCTTGGCAAGGAAAGCCGCCCGAAACCACGTCAACAATTCCTCGCCACGGGTGTCCGTTGAAGGTACAAACATCGTCCCAAATGGGAAACGGAAGAAGGATGCCGTCATTCTGCCGTTGCATGAGGATTCGGGCGCAGTAGGGGTTGATTTCCACGGCACACACGGCTCTCCATCCGAGCAGTTTGCTCGCGAGAATTCCTCCACCAGCGCCCGCGAAAAGTGCCAACTCATTCATAGTTCCTCAGATTGAAATTATACGGAAAACGGAGTAGAAAGTCAAATGGCTGACGAAGGACAAGGTGCTCCCGCAGATTTTGGCGGGCGAGTTCTACCTAACCCAACGGGGATAAAGCCGACTTCGAGCGAAGACGATGCCCGTAAATCCGACACGCCCGTGGGGGCAAAGTTCAGCGTCCAAAACGCTCCCGCAGATCAGGACAAGGCGAACGGGATTAGCCCGCACCCTCTGCATTTATACGCGGCTAAGCGCGGCGCTCCCGTCCGAAAACTCGGGGCGTCGCCCGTAGACCCTAAACAACACTAGTACGGAAAAAGGATTCTATGGCAAGCACGAACTCCGAACTCTATATCAAAGCCCAACTTATAGAATGCGCTTGGAAATACGGGCAACATTATGGCGGGACACCCGCTATGTTGAACATTCTCCACACGTTGAAGAACAGAGAGAAAGCGGGCTTCGGAACCTATCTTCACGTTCTTGACACGGTTGACAAATGGCACGCCGCGCCTCCGAAGACAACGCAGCACCCCGACGCCTGGGATCGACGGTTTCTTTCGCTGTACAACGATATTGACGGGATTTGCGACGACACCCGAAAAGATTCAAGCAACGGTGCTTTGTATTGGGGCGACCTAGCTGACGTTCAATCCGAGTGGTGGTTAACCCACGTCGCCCGAAATCCCGAACGGGTAAGATGCGCCGACATGGGAAGTTTAACATTTTTTAAATAAGGATAAACCGATGAGCGTTTCAACAGTTCCTATTTCCACGCCCGCTAGCTCGTATATCTTTACCGATACGGCGATGGGCAACACCGCCGACGACATCAAGGCATCCAGCGCCCTTGTTTATTGGGTTCAGGTGACTAATTCCACGGTTTCCGCTATATATGTGAAGCTGGCGAACGCAACCTCGGCGACGGTCGGAACCACTAACCCGGACGTTTGCCTGATGGTTCCGGGGAGCAGTGAGCAGACCTTTTACTTCGTGAATTCAGGGGCATCGACTCCCGGATTAACTTTTGGAACGGGCTTGGTCGCTTGGTGCGTAACAGGCTCGGCTGTCGGCTCTACGACTTCTCCGGCAACTAGTTGCGCGGTCAGTATCAATTACGTCTAGAGGACTAAATGGCGACAGTTCAGATATATGGCGGTGGCTTCACACTCGCAGACGGGCAACCGATTGCGTTTTCCTCGGGCGTTCCGAATCCGTACGGGACTATAACTTTCCGTCTTTCTCAAGACGCTACCGTTCTCAACACCAATCAGATTTGCCCGCCTACTGTTTCTTTCGCTCTCAATAATTTAGGCAGCATTCCACAATCCGCGAACGCCCAACTCTGGCCGAATACCGCCCTTGTCCCTTCGGGCACGTTCTACTACATGGCCGTCTATGACGGTACGGGTGCTTTGGTTTTCGGCCCGACCAACGTCGTGATTATGGGCCCCGGCCCGATCAATCTTGCGACGCTAACGCCCGCAAGTTCTAGCGTTAGTTATCCTGGAGCGGTCCTTCTGAACCCTTCGGGCGACCAGACGATTCAGGATTTCAGCCTCTTGCCTGCGGCGGGCAACACGACTCAGAGCCTCGGGTTTCAGGGCGCAGAATGGGACGCCTCGCTACTTAACGTCGGTATTTACGGGAAACTTACCGATGGCCTTGGGTTTCAGGGAACTTCGGGCGAAGTTTTGACATCTACGGGAGTTGGGGTTCAATGGGGGCCGCCTGGAGCAGGGCCACAAGGCCCGCAAGGAGTTCAAGGGCCCAGAGGGTTTCAGGGGTTTCAAGGCCCGCAAGGGTCAACAAATACAACGCAGATTTCGGGCGTAACCGTAAGCGGAACTCCGGCTGCCGGACAAGTATTAACCGCGACTTCTTCATCCGCCGCTGATTGGCAGACGGGCTTAATAATTCCGCCGACTAACGGGCTTCGGTTTGAATACGGTACGGCCACGGGAAGCACTACTGTGAACTTCAGTCCCGCATTCAGTGGAACCCCGAACGTGTTGTTAAGCACAGGCCCCGGTACGGGGACGACTCAGTTGAACACCACGTCGGCTTCAAGTTTCACTACGGTAAGTTCTGATGGATCGCCGTTTACTTGGTTTGCGATAGGGCCCGCGTAGTACGGAAAACGTATAAATCGCCCGAAAGGAAAATATGGAAATCGAGCATCACGAGAGACGGGAATACAATCTACAGATGGCGTCTGATATCGGGCAAATTAAGGGTATGCTCGAAAGTCTTGCGGGCGAGCACGGGCGCGTCACAATGCTCGAAGACGCCCAGAAGACCGCCGACACCCGATTCTGGATTCAGAGCGCCGTGATCGTCCCCCTAGTCGGGGCGTTCCATGTTGTCGCCAAGAAGATCGGGCTTTAGTTCGTTTTCTGTATTTTCTTACGAGCTTTCTTCGTCTTCGCTACCGCTTCTAAAGCCGCCAATCGTTCGGACAATTCCTGAATGAAAGAATCTTTCTTGGGATCAAAGCAGTCCTTGGCCCCGAGTTTCTTGTCGATCTCCGCGAGCCTTCGGATAATGTCTGACATATCTTGTACTACGGGATACGGCCATTTTTGAATCGGGCCCCATTGCTGGGAACTGTCAATCATAGCACTAACTACGCACATATTTCCTCCTATTTAGCTCCTCGGGCAATTGGAGCGCCTTCGGATTCAAGTTCCAGTTGCAAAATTGCGAGCGCCCGCCAAGCCATCTTCGCCGAGTGGCGATGCCCGTCAACATCCAAAGTTCCGCGCTCCAGGAAATGGCGAATCAGAGTATCCGCTTGATCTCCGGATTTTCCTCGCGACCAGTGAAGTTCTTGACCAGGGTTGTGCTGCTCATTGCCCGCATAAGAGACGGCGGCGACAGCGGCTAGGGCTGCCGGGAAGTAATCTAGGACGCCCGTACCAATCGGAATTTTCTTTCTTTCAGTAGCGGATTCGGGCAGGATTGATTTCTTTTCGCCCGTAACCAGAAACTGCGTCGGCTTATCTTCAACGTAAGCTACAGGCGTCGCCCGCAGAGAATCGGGCTCCCGCCCTTCAGACTTACTAATCATTACGTCTCCTAGACAATAATAGCTTTGGTTAAGGTTGCCTTGAGTTCTTCCCAAGTGTTGAACTGGTTGAACTCGGGCAGCCAATGAAATAGGTTCTCCCGAGGCCCGCAGATCAGCAGGGACTTTCCGAGTGCGTGAGCAAAACCCGCCTCGTGCATTCGCCCGCCGCGATGAAACGGAACCAGAGGGTCTTGGGTGAACAATATGATAGCGTCCGCTGAAAGGATTTCATTCAAGTCTTTTCGGGCATGGGTGCGGAGGTATTCGTCCGAAACCTCGTGCAGTTTAGCATTGCCCGAAATATCCTCGTAAGGCCAAGTCGATGTTACAAATATGCCGAGATTCTCAAGCTCTTGAGACTTCTCGGCAATTTCGTTTTTACGGGAAAAGCCTGCTGCTAGGTAGACTTTCATCCGACAACCTTTCGCCCGTGAGTCAAAGTTACTAAACGGTTTTCTCCGGGCAAGAATTCCTGCCAAGTTTTTGCCCACGGACCTCGGAAGGAAATAGCCCAAGCATTGCTCGTCGGCAAGACTTTGTGCATCGTGTCTCGCGACGTATACTTGAGCTGCCCTGCTTTCCAAATCCGTTTTTTGTACCCGCCTCCCGTCTTAGCCAATTCTTCTACCTGCCCGCTTAACCAGAAGGTCAAGGCATTGAAGGCATGGCTGTGGAAAGCTTCCCGAGTTCCGCCGAAGTGCAGCAGGACGACTGAAAACAAAGATTTGATTTCAACCAGAAAGTACCCGATTACGGGCGACTCTGGTCCGCCGTCTCGCATTTTCTTGAACAGTTTCATCGATTGTCTCCGTCGCCCCTGAGTTTACCGCGCTCGCGCCTAGAAATCAATTTATCAATATTCGCCTGAATGACTTTCGAAGGTTCAAGCCCGAACTGCTTGCAAATCCGAGCCCAATAGTAAATCGAATCCCCGAGTTCCTTCTTGAGTTCTTCCAAGTTAATATGGTCGTCGCGAATCAGCTTCTTGAGATGTTCCACGACTTCGCCCGCTTCTCCGGCAAGCCCTAGGCCCATGATTGCGATTGATTCTTTTTCCGGGCGATTATTGCCTGAAAACCAAAAGCCTTCTGTCCATTTTCCGTACTCGTCAATCGTCATTCTATTATCCTCGGAAGCCCGTAACGAACTTCCTTTTCTCGGGCGATTGCCAAATCCTTTATCCGTACAGCCCGCCCGTCCCTAAGCTTCTTCATTCCTCGATCTAACGCCTGTTTGACCGCCCGTTTCGAGCAACCGATTTCACTCGCTATTTCCTCAATTGACTTCTCGTGGCGCTGCGTCCACACCGTCTTCCTCCGTCTCCCAGAATCTCGTTGCCATAGTTGCAAGTGCCATAAGTCTAGCAGGGTATCCGTCGCGTGTCAACGTCTGCTCGAAAGTTTCTTCGGGCAATGGTCTGTACGGCTTCGGGAATCCCCAGCGCCAACCCTCTGGAGGATCGTAGTATTTCATAATATCCTACCCGTAAGCACGTAAACGATATCAATCAAATGCCAGACGCCCGAGCCTAGCCCGATATGAAGCATTTTTACTTCTACGTATCGGGCTTTTAGTCTTTTGAACATAGCTTTTCGAGCAACTTGGTTTTGAACCCGCCCGCGTAATCCGAATCATCGCGAAACGCCTGAACCACGGCATCCCTACCCTGAAACTTCCTACCGCCCTCGGTGACGAACCACGCGCCACTCTTAGAAATCACTCCGTTTTCCGTACAGAGATCAACCAAATCGCCTTCTTTGCTGAATCCTCGGTCAAACAATAGATCGACCTCGCAGTAGTTCGCGGGCGCTGCGATCTTGTTCTTCACGACCTTGATCTTGGTTCGGGCACCGATAACTTGCTCGCCGTCCTTCAGGTTGCCCGTACGAGAAACTTCGAGTCTCAAACTTGCGTAGAACTTGAGTCCTTTACCTCCCGTCGTAACAGTTGGCGTCCCGTAGAAAACCCCGATCCGGTCGCGCAACTGATTTACGAAGCACAGACAAGTATTCGTCTTCGATACGCTGCCCGTAAGTTTCCTAAGAGCCTGATTCATCATTCGGGCTTGGAGGGCCATAGAAGCGTCGCCCATCTGCCCTTCTAGCTCGGCTTTCGGAACCAAAGCAGCAACGCTATCGACTCCGACGATGCCAACTTCACCCGACCGGACAAGCTCGTCGGCAATCTCCAGTCCTTCTTCCCCACAACTTGGCTGCGAGATATAAAGATTGTCTACGTCAACTCCAAGTCTTCGGGCGTGGTCGCGGTCGAAGGCGTGTTCGGCGTCGATCAAAGCACAATTTTCGCCGAGCTTCTGGGCTTCAGCCATTGTGGACAACAAGATCGTGCTCTTGCCCGTCGCCTCTTGCCCGTACAATTCTACGATTCGGCCCCGTGGGAATCCGCCTAAGGGATTCGGGCGAATCGCCCGATCAAGACTCAGGATGCCCGTAGAAATAACCTCGGCAGGAATATGCTCAGTATCTCCGACTCGCATCAAGGCGTCTTTTCCGAAAAGCTTCTCGATTTTTGTGCGGGCAATTCTGAGGGTCATAGGCTACCAGCGGCGATACTTGTCGAGCTTCTCGTAAAATTTCTTGTCATAGAACGGAATGAACTCAACCTGGAAGCGATTGATCTCGCCCGTGTCTGCTTGGTGGAAGCGGATAATAGTGCCTCCGACGTGAGCCTGCAACTTCAATTTCCGCATAAACGGGCTTTGATCTTGCGTGCAGCCCGTCTGGACCGTGTGGACTTCGCGAGGATATCCGTGGCTGAGTTTGTGGTAGTGCCCGACAAGTTGAATGTGCGGTTTCTCCCCGCCTTGGTAGCTTTCGACGAGCTTTTGTTCGGTGTAGCTCGTGGCGTACGCCGAACCCCCGCCCGGATGAGAAACGCGCATCCACGCTTCGCCCTTCGGGGCTTTGAACTTTACGTCGGCTTCTACGTGCCCGATCCAGACTAAATCCTTTCGGCCAACGTCTTCCGCTGCGGATTCCAGAAGGCGGCCAATGTTGACGCCCTCGCGGTTGATATACCACCCCTCGTGGTCGTCACCCGTGATGAACTTCGTGGTGATCCCGTCCCTGCGGGGATAAAACTCTGCATTGTATTCAACCTGCCTGCCCATCCCGCTCGGACCCACGAGATCGAACTTGTTGAAACGGGCTTCGCCCTCGATCATGTTGCCCGTGTGATACACGGTGTCAATCCCCTCGGCCTCGTAAATATCGTACAAGGCTTCCGCCACATCCAGACGGGCGTACTTGGAATACAAATGAGTGTCGCCCATTGCCCCGAACTTATACCACTTCCCCGTCGTCGTAAAATCTGAAGCGTCTACGACAATCTTCCCTCCGGGTTCCAAGGCGTTCTCGATACTAACTTGATCTTGAAGCAAGCTGACGTTGTGTCCGGCATCCGCCAATCGAGCAACCGCTGCCTTGATTTCTTTGGGAGCAACCCCGAGCTTGTCGGCAGCGTCGGCGACGGTCACTTTCTTGCCGAGCAGCATCTTCTTTACCCGCTCATCCATCTTCACGGGCACGGCTGCTTGGGCTAAATTAGGGTTTGACCCTTGGCAGCCGCACGTCTTCTGATCCGCCCGAAACTTCTTGGTCTCCAAGCACGCCGGACACTTCCGTTCAATTGGTTTGGACATGATTCCCTTTCTAGAAGTAATGACCCGTAGCTAACCCGCCGATAAATCCGACGGCCACCCCCGCCTTAAAATATTTCCAGCGAGACTTTCGGGCGACCGCGACTTGCGCCTGACACGCTTTGCTCGCGTCCGTTAACTGGATGGTGAGGCCCGCAATTTCAGTATTCTGCCCGTTAACAACCCCGCCGAGGCTGGCGATTTGTTTATCTTTGTCCAACGACAATGTAGTTTCATCCACAAGTTGTTGTTTGATTGCGGGCAACGATTCCAGGTTTGAAACCGTCGCCCGCGCCGCCTCGGGGGAAGCTTGAAGTCCGTTTTCCGTACTTGAGATTCCTGAAGTTCCGATTAAGAATTCCCAACGGGACGCCAGTTCGGGCAACGAAAGGGCTGCGTCCTGTTTTTGTCGGGCAGCAAGCGTTTGTGAAAGCTGGAACATTTCGGCGGTCAGCTTCTTGTTATCCGCAGAGACTTGCCCGAGAAGAATTTGGTACTGTTGCTGTGCCTGCCGGTTTTGAACCGCTAGCTTGTCGGTCTGTTCTTTCTGGGTCTGTAAAGTTTGTTCGGCGGATTTCTCTCGGGCGACCGCCGCATCGTAATCTTTGTTCAGGGCCTTGTTACCGAGCAGGGCAACGGGAACAACTATAATCAAAGCGATTGCAAGAAATTCGTGAGCTTTGAACCACTTAAGATAGTTATCGAGCACGCTTTTTCCTCTTCGTCTTGATTGCGGGCAATGGTCCGTTTTCCGAACCGTAGATCATAACTTTCTTGTTCTTGGCCAGTTTCAGAATTCCGAACCGTCTGCCGATTACAAGCGTTGCGGGCGGCACTTCGAAATAAGTAGCCAACTGCCGAAGAATGTGCGGAGTCAACTCCTTGAAAGCGTTTTCAATGGCCCCCAGCGCCTTGTTGATTCTCCAGTCAAGCACCCCGCGAACGAGCCCCGTGTCGTGGTTGTGATCCAGACCCCGCCGAGTCGTGCCCAAAAGTAAATCGTATTCCGGGCGCTCCGCCTGAAATCCCTCAATCGCCCGGTACTCTTCGAGACTTGTCCGAAAGAACTTCTTTAATCGGGCGTCCTTAGCCGCGTCTCGTTTTTGATCTTCAATCTTGGGCATGATATCACTTTTCGGGCGTCAGTGTCAAGTCCGTTTTCTGTACGGGCTTCCAGTCTCCAAACGCCCGATAATGATCTTTTTCCGCTTGTTTCAGATATTTCTCGGCTAGTTTCAAAGAAGAGAACAAGCGAACGTTAGGTAATTCGTTCCAATAATCTCTAACATCCGCCCAATACTCCCGCCCGCTCCAAAAAGTCGTCTTACGCTCCTGAATCTTGAATTCATGCCCGTTAGTTAAAATCCGAAACGGAGACTCTTGTTTTGCGTAAAACTTGCAACAATCCCCGCCGTTACAGCCCGGAATAGTCCAATTCATTTCTTCCCCGTAGGCAAATTAATAGAAATCCGCAGTTGCCGAAGAACCGAGTCCAGCATGTCGTGCCGATTCGACAGATTGTCGTACTTGCCCGCAATCCTATCGTACTTGTCCTCGGCGGCCAATAGCGAAGAATTCAGTTTTTCATTTCGGGCTTCTAGACCCGCAATCTGTTCCTTGAGTTCGTTTGTTATCTGAACTCCTCGGCGGAAGGCGTCTTGGAGGATCGATAGTTCGGATTCTTTTCGGTCTCGGGATTTATCCAGACTAAGGTTGGCCGCCCGTAAATCCCGGATGGTTTTCTGATAAAACATCTTTCCTCCTAATTCAACTTATCTGGGGCTTTCATAACGGATTCTATGATCGCCCCTAGCTGCTGGATATTTTCGTCGGTCATTACTGCGACTGCGGGCCTCTGTAAGACGTTTGCGAGCGTCAGTTTCATGTATTGGCTTTCGGTTTCGGCGACGCCCGCTCGTTTCTCGGCGTCCAAGGCCGATTGCATGAGTTCTTCTCGGGCAACTTCTAGATACCCGATTGTTTCCCGAAGCCCGCGAATACGGAAAACGTACAGGACGCCCGTGAGAACCCAGCCGACAGCAAGGAACGCGACTAGCAAGGCAATAGCCATCAGAAATTTCCTGGCGCAACCTGAAATACTCGCAATCCTCGGGCGCGATACATATCCACGACTTGCTGACGGTCTTCGAAGATTCCAGCAATCGGAACCGCGTTCGGGCCAAGACACTCGTCCCTATCCAGCAATATTTGATCAAGCAGTTCAGACTTGACGATACTGTCTTCCCGATGGTCGCCTTCTTTTCGCATGTATAAACCTTCGTGAAATATGGCAAACCTACTAAGCCATTTTTCTGTCTGCTCGCGAATCTCAGCCGAGCGCCCAGTTGACAGTAAAATAGAAGCGCCCGCTCGGTTGAGATTATGCAAAGTCGCGACAACCTCGGGAATAGGAAGATCATTCGAGCAAGCCGCGTAGAACCCCGTCCAATCCTTCTTCTCGCCCGCGATAAAGTGCAGCCGATGTGACAAGTCCGCCAGCGTTCCGTCAATGTCAAAGATGTAGATCAAGTTATCCTTTCGATGCGGGCGAACTCCACGAGCCTTGCCCGCGAATAAATCTTCCTGGAACTTCGGGCACCCGTTCAAGTTCTTCCCCGCATGTCCGGCAGAACTGATTTTTAATTGCTTCTGTTACGGCCTGCCGACGCTCGAACCCGACATTACAGCAATCGCAACGATAGCAGTAGATTGGCACGGGCTATTCTCCTGCTCCGTCTGCTTGCCCGATAACTGTTGGTTCGGGCGTGTCGGGTTTCAAACTCGCAATTTGTTCGTTCGTAGCGTAGAAACCCATCGTTGGCGGCGAGACTTCAGGCCACTTAACTGCCGCCACGAAAGACCCGTCTGATAGTTGGCTAGTCTGTTCCACCGCGGTAATCCCCTCCGAATCCGTTTTCTGTACGGGTGTCTCATATTCGTTTGGAGGCAAATTAACGCCCGCAGAACTCGGAGCAATGTACTGGTAGCTGAGAAAATCCCGAACACAACTCGGGCTACAGAAATTCGGCGGCATTGGTGTATACTGCGGGCTGGTTTCGGGCAAGATTAACGAAAGCCATTGTCGGCCTTCTGCGGGCATCGGTTGCCCGTCAATCAGCGAAACTTCCTGCGGCAATTCTTGCCCGTGTCGGGAAGCGCATCGCTGGCTGTTGCACTCGATGATAACCGTCTTCTGGATCAGGTCGCCTTCGGTTAGCAGGATATTCTGGCCGTCTTTTAGCTTTACTAAAACTTCGACTCTTGGCATTATTCTTCCTCGGGCGATTCTTTTTCCGTATCGTCGCCATCTTCAATACGACGACGGGTTTCCAAGGCGGCGAAATAGCATTTTTGAAGATCGGAAAAGTCCATTACGTATCCCGCTGAATCATCGTGCCCGAAACAAACCCCGTCAGTAATATACCCGCATTCGCTCGGGCCGGGTTCAAACCACATCATATCTTGATCCGAATAGCCCGCAATTTCAAATTTGAATCTTGGATAAGCCATTATTCCAACTCCTTCGTCCATTGAGGTTTTCGATCCCCGTGAGCTTTCGGGCTATTGAAGTGGCAATCATAGCAGATTCCCACAGAGTTTGTCAAGCTGACTTCGCCGCCGTTGCCTTTCGGGATTACTTCGTGCATATTCATCCTGCGCCAAAGCGGGCCCGTTTCTGTAATCCGTTTTCCGCACCACTCGCACTTGCCCGAGCACCGCTTCCAGATGCTCGCACGAATAGCCCCAATTGCATCCTTCTTCGGGCAAGTTTCTAGGGTTCGGGCTTCCATCGCCCGAGACCAATCAGGGCCATGAGTCGAGCGAAACACACGGATTATTTTGCCCGCGTCATTTCTTTCAACCCAGCAAGTGTTTCGGGCGTTCACTTCTTAGTCTTTGCTTGTCGCAGGCGAACCGTGCGGACCAATTCTAGTTTACGCTCCTCGATCAGCTTGTAAGTGCCGACATTGACGGGTTCCTTCTCTTCGGAGCCGCTTACAGCGTCTTCGGGCGATAGGTTTGCAGAGTACCAGCCCCCTTCTTGATCCGGGTGTTCGTTGGTAACAAAAATTTCTTTTGGTAGTGACATATTTTCTCCTTTTTACGCTCCCCAACTTGATAGACATTCGGCAGCCATAGCTTGCGCTACGAGCTTACGTTCCAACCATTCCGAACAGTTTTCGGGCAACTCGATCTGGTTTTTGGCCGCCTGGATCGCCCGGTCGAACTCGGCTTTCTCTTCAGGCGTCACGTAAAACCCACTTAAGAACTCGAACCACTTTCCAGATTCGGGCTTCTCATGCAGCGTCTCGGCAATGCTTGCCCGAAATTCTTCGACTCCGACTTCTGCACTTTCAGCGGCGGCTAACAACTTAAAGGGCGGTTTCTTACCCGTATTCTTCACCAGCGTCGCGAGTGGCTGCGCTTTCGAAATTCCGATTTCTACGAGCTTTTCTGCGGGCATGTGCGGAAGGAGGTATCGGGCGACCGACTTGCACGAGTACAAAACTGTACGACCTTTTCCGAACTTGGATTCGCAGTCCTTGATATACTGATCCGAGGATTTCGCCCGTAAAGTCCAAGCCCGCGTATCGTCAATAGCCGTCAGAGCAATCCCTATCTCCACGTAGTTCCGATGAAGTTTTTCTTGCCCGAGACGAGTTTCATCAAGCAAGGCGTCTACTTTGTCTAGGAGTAGCTCCTGCTTCTTTCGGGCTTCGGGCGACACGGGTTCAATTTCTTGCATCTGCCATCCTTCGTACCGTTTCGTGGTCGGGCACCGTTTTACCGTCAACCTTGATCCACATATACCCGCGAGGGTCGCTCAAGTCAAGCATGGTTCCATCCTCGTATCCCCACCAGCTAGAGAAGTAGTTACTATACTGCCCGATAACGGCTTTGATTTCTTCGGGCATTATCCGTTTTACGTACTAATCAAAGAAAATCTTGGCGATCAGCGCGAACAGCGTGCTAAACAGAAACGGGAGGACAAGAATTTTAAGGAAGTGATCCAAAATTCCCGTATCGCCCGAAATTATCAAATTGCTCAAGGCTACTATGCAAATGAACAATCCGCCCAACAAAGAAGACCAGAACCATTTATCAATACAATTTTTCATCGCCCGCAATCCTCCTACATCCTACCATGCTTTAAGATTCTGTGTCAAGCCCTTGGTTTGCGGGCGACCCAGCAACTCTGGCAATACCCATCTTGGTCGTTGCACGGAGTTCCGGTATGACTATCCGTTTTCCGTATAATCTGATCAATAAGATTTAGCTCGTGACGGGATGCCTCATCATCGGCTTCATTCAAAAGCCCGAGCCTGTTTCTGATATACTCTTGAATTCTTTCGATCATTGTTGATCTCCAAATAACTGCGGTTCGTTTAATCGGGCGATTTCCACGAAGGAGGCAATCTCGCCCAAAAATAGTAAATCAACTTCGGCGTCGCCCGGACCTTTATCTCTGACCTTTACGAGCCGCAGCTTTGTCTGCGGGCTATAATCGTTCTTCCGGTCGTCGGAGTTCGTCAGCATGTCTCGATGAATCGTAAATACGGCGTCCGAATCGTCTCCAAACGCTACGCTACCACGAACGTCAGTAACATGCAACTGCTTGCCTTTGGCCGTGGATTCGGCTTTCTTCGGGGCTCCGAGGACGAAGAATTTTAGCCCGTAAAGAACGGCCATAGATTTAACGCGCTGCATCGCGTTTTCCATCGCCTTAACTTGATCTTGCTCGTTACGGACAAGGTAATGGATATTGTCGAGTACCGCGACTGTTGGGGATAAACGACGGATAGCGGCTTCCATCAAATCAAGCACGGGCGTGATCGTAGTCAATGCCGCGTTTCGCCCGACATAGTATTTAGCCCCAGCGAGGGCGTGGGCCGCTGATTTCATGTCATCGGGAGTGAGTTCAAGACGATGCTTTCGCAGAACGTGGGCGGTAACAATTCGGGAAATTTGCTCGATGGTTAGTTCGGCTTGATAATTGAGCACGACTTCCCCGTGTTTGCGGGCGGCTTCCAGCGTCTCCTGAAGTACGAATGTTGTCTTACCTTGCCCAGTAGAAGTCGCGACTACTCCGATTACTGATCCGGGCGACAGGATCGCCATTCGGTCCACGCTCGGAATCGAGAAGCGAAAGCGGTTTGGATCGTCCTTAACGTTTTCTTCCGTGCTGTTCATCAGGGATTCTTGCAAGCTGTAAATCCCCGCCATCGGGCGAACTTTGGCTTCTTGGGCAAGGGCTTCGATCTTTGTACGGAAAACGGATTCTGATCGCCCGCAAGTTTCTAGAAAGAACTGATTCGCGTCTTTCACGCCTTCGGGCCATTGAAGCAAGTACGTTCGCTCTTTCATCTCAGCCCAAAGTTTGTTCATTGCCTTCTTGCCCGCATCGTCGTTATCGCCCGCAAGGATTACGGATTCGGCTTGAAGTAGGCGATCTTTGTCTTCTGGGGTACATTGGTATTGGGCATTTGGAAGGCTGACAGACTTGAATCCGGCTTGTTCAAATGTCAAGCAGTCTATTTCACCCTCCACCAGGAACACGGGCTCAAGGAAGTCTATGTTCAACACGATGCCCCACCTTCTAAACCCCGCCGACGCATTTCAGCGATTACTTCCGCGTCAGAAAAATCAGATATCTTTTTTATCCGCGTGTTCCCGCTTTGTTCGCGGTATGTGGCCCACCGACAATTTTCTGGAGAATACGGGCCGTCGTTGTCAATCCGTTCCAAGCTATATTTATTGCTCGGGCGTCGGCCCATATCCGAAATGAAATTGATAAACCCCTGCGGAGCCGCGATCCAACGATCACAAACAGTAATCCCTCGCCCGCCGTAGCTAGAATATTTTCTGTCCTTGGGGTTGAGACATCTTTGCTTCATCTGGCCCCAAATTCTGTATTCAGAAGCAACTTTGCCGCCGCCGCGACCCGAATAGCCGTGTCTAAAAGATGTTTTTCTTAATTGTTCCCTTTGAAAGCATCGGCAACTCACTACCCTTCCCGAAACTAACGGGCTCCCCATTACCGTGGTTTCATTACCGCAATCGCATTTGCAGACCCAAAGAATCAAACGGTGCCCTGCGGGAGATACATAATCCTCGGGGGCTCTGGCGACCACCCGCAATCTGCCGAATTTCTGTCCGACTAAATTTTTAATTGTGCCCATATTAGCTTTCCAAATTAAACAGAGCCGTGTTCATGCCGGGTTGCCGCGAAAACGCTTTGCGAACTATGCTTCGATACTTTATGCCCGTGACCAGGGGCTTGGAAGGAACATCGTCGCTTCGAACGAACGTCGGAAACGCCAACCAACCTCGGCCAGCAACATCTGCATTTGATTCTCCGGCGAGTTTACCAACATCCTGGCGAAATCCGATTCGTAGGCGTTGAGCCGTTTCCATAGAGATTCCTCGGGATCGCAAAAAGGATTGGGCTTCGGGCGAGTTCTTGAGCGCGTTTTCCAAACGCCCGTATTCTTCGAGGCTGTACGTTTTCCGGACTTTCGATTCTTCTTGCCCGATAGGTTTAAAGACTTGAGAGACTTTTTCTGCATTTTGACTCCATTCCGAGCAATAGTTGCGGACAATTCCTACGGACGCCCGAAAGTCACAATTATCAGTTTGCTGGAGCAATTTGAAAATATCGCCGCTGGCCCCGCATGAAAGGCATTTGTAGATATACGTGTTTTCGTGCAACCAGATGTCGAAGTTAGTCGCATGCTTGTCCGAATGAAATGGACACGGGCCTCGCCATCTCCGCCCGTCCTGCTTCAGAGACAGCTTCGCCCGATACAGATCAAGTATCTTGGGATGCTGCTTGAGTTCCTGCAAAGAGGATTCGGGCATCAGTATTTGGGGTCTTTCCTGAGTTGCCCGAAGGCATCCCAATCAAAATCACTAAAGCTGTTTTGCTCACTAACCGAATCTAGTTTAGCGAGCACTTGCCCGTTATCTATCGTGAATTCCCTCGACCACCCGTACCAAGCGTACGAGCCTTCGGGATGCGGATTCAACTTCTTCCACAATTCCTCGGCTTGCTTGAGTTCTTGTAGGCTAGTTTCGGGCATTAGTACGCATCTCGGATTTTCTTCTCGTCAATCTTCTTGATTTCTAACTCGGTCTCAATGTTGAAAGCGATCTTGAGGGCTTTGGCGTGGAGATTTTCTAGTTGCTCCTGAATACGGGTGCCCATACCGTTTAGAACTTGGTGGACGGCAGTTCCGATCTTTTCGGGCGATTCCCAGCTACGGCCAAGGCTCACGCCGCTGGCTCGCTCGAAGGCGTGTACTTTCTTCTGGAGTTCTTTGAGTTCTTGAGCCTCGTAATTGTGTGCCCTGTGGTATTCGTCGGCCTCGTGTTTGCCCGCAATACGTCCGCGTTTGTAAGATGCCTCTTCTCCAACTTGGTTCTGAATCTGGCGAAGCACGGCGGCCAAGAAATTTCTATCGGGTTGTGGTTCGGGCTCTGCTAGTTTGGCCTCTGTCTTTATGCGGAGGGAATCTCCGGGAGCTTTGGGCACGATGAGCCCCCAGCCTTTCGGCAATTCACCTTCTTGAACAATGTTTTCGTCCCCGACAGCCAAATACCAGCGGTCGCAGTATTGCGCGATTGCTTCTGCCTTTTCGGGCATTGAAAGCTCCTTCAGCCAATCGCTACGGCGAACCTTGACTTCTATACCGATAATTTCTAGCCCGCGAGACGGCCATAATGACATCACTAAAGCATCGCAATGCCGCCGACACCCGAAGCCCGTAGAATTTCCAACTTCGGTAAGCAGAGCATAGGCATCCGGTGGATACTTTTCCCGAAGTAATTGAATCATTTCGGCAGCCGTAGAAACTATTGGCCGATCTTTCTTCATCGCCCGCGCCTCCAAAGATACAGAATACCCAAAGTATTTACGGGCGTCAATACCACGACCGCCCACATCATCCAAAGTTCAGGGTGGGTAAAGTGACCGTGGTAGATCATGCTTTATGCTCTAGAGTTCGGGCTTCCGTGAATTCAATGATTTCCCGCAGGCAGTTGCCGTCGAAGTCGCAGTCGGCAACTGTACGGAAAACGTACTTCCTCCAAGCTCCGCGCCACATGATTGCTCCGAGAATGCCGCCCGAAGCCTTGGATTTCACGATCCAGATGCTAGTCTTGCCGCTCGCGGTCTTACATTCGAATTCGAAATCCAGAAATTGATCCATAAACCTCGTTTCCTTTCGATTTAAGCGTTTCGGCCATCCTACCGCTCGCCCCTCGCCCGAACCTTCGTGCACGGGCGAGGAAAGCGGGTTTAAAGGGTATCCTCGATGAGATTCTGCTCCGCAACTTCGGCTTCCAGCAACTTTCGGGCTTCCTCGGCGGCCTTAGCGACTTCGTTTTCCGTACTGACCCGAATAAGCTCCTCGGTCTTTCGGGCGTCCGATGCCCGCTTCGCCCGAACAAACAAAAGTTGCTCGGCAGCCTCGGTAAACGTCTTGGCCGCCTGACGGACAAGGAAATCGTCGCCCGAAATGTTCCCCCAGAACTCGGAGAAGGCGGATTTGATGTCTGCGGGCGAGTGGGTAGCCATAAGTCGCCCGATAGCTGCTTGCTGATCTCGATTGAACAGAACTTGGTTGTCTGATATAGCGGCTAAGTCGTTAAGCAAAGAAAACAGATCGCCTTTGGGCTTGAGTTGGATAATGCCCGTACACAACCCTGGGGCAATCTTCAGGAATTCGGTTAACGGACCTTTCTTGAACAGATCGCCTTTACGGGTATCCGCCCATTCGTCAAAAGCCTCTTGGAGCTTCCGCTCGCCAAAGACCTCGGATAGTTGCATAACCTGCTTCCAGACATCCCATTGTTCGGGCTCTGGATTGGTGCCAAGAACCAGCAGGCAAGTCTTATGAATTTTCTTCTTGATTGACATTCAGTTCTCCGAGGCAGGAAAAAGGGTTTTCTTCCCTTACCTCTACTTCACTTACTTCACTTACTTTACTTACTTTACTTACTTTACTTACTTGCTTTACTTGCTTTACTTCCTTGGTAAGCTGGCGCTTAGCTTTTGCTAAGCCACCGCTACGCCCCCGCTCAGCTAATGCTTCGCGTTTGTCTAGCAAACGCTGCCAATCCCTCATCACCCGCCCATGAGCCAGCATTTCTTTCCCGTCCACAATTTCCGTGTAGAAGCGAGCAACTACTTTATTTTTGTTGGACATCCAGAAATCTTTGGTATCACAGTCTGCGAGCATCCAGAGAATATCGTCGTCTTTGGGGAGGTACGGGCGAGTGCTATGAAAGAAAGCAGCCTGCAAGAGCGTGCGATACAGGAATTTCTCCGACTGATTCATTTTCCGGACAAACAGATCGGACTGGAATTCTTCTTCGTTCCATGGTTGATAGAAAGCCTTATCTTGCCCGTTAAGCATTGACCGTTCCAATCTTAGCATGTCTGAGCATGTAATCTGCGATCAGAAGGATGTCAGACAAAGTGGCGTCGTTCTTTATTCGGTTGGCTTTTTCTGATATAACCGCGATGTTATCGGGCGTGTAGCCTTTGGAGGAATCAATGCGATCCAAAGACGGGGAATTAGCACAGCGAATTTTTATCCCGTGTCTTAACTCGATTCCAAGAACGGGACAATATTTGGGTATCACGATATCCTGGTGCGCGAGAGTGCAAACCCATCCCTTTTTCTTCGCCCGCTTGCGGGCCTGAATCAGCATTTGTCCAACACGGTTAATTTTTCTCCACTGATTGTTTAATTGTCTAAACTTCGGTTTATTGTTGGAAAAATAACTCTTGTTGTATTCCTCGATACTCGCCTTATTTTCTGGTTTACTTCTCCATCTTTTCCCCCGTCTTTGCCTGCCGACCTTGGCTTGTTCTGGATGGCTGCTATCATATTCTCGGTTGTAGCAGGTTTTACACAACCCGTTGCTATAATGTTTCTTTTCGGGATGACATTGGGGAGGTTTGCCTCTAAAGGGCCGCAAGGAAATCTTGTTCATCTGTTTTCTCCCTCTTCGGAACTCTACGCAAGTGTTTCAATCTATCGTACAACTTGAAGCAACACGAGAAGGTTTCTCGATCCAAATCAAAAGTTTCGGGTCCATATTTTCTATCTTCAAAGGACCCATCAGTCTTATCCAGCCGCAAGGCCCAGCGGGTTGCGGGCAATTCTCCGAACTCCTCGGCGTGCATCATGGCGTACGCGGTCATTTGCAGAGCGACTTCGGGGTAGATGAATTTCGTGGACTTGTAGTCGAGCACCGACAATTGCCCGTCAATATGCCCGATGAAATCCGGTCGCCCGCAAATCTTGAGAATCCGGCTGTATTGGGCTTCCTCGACTCGTAGGGGTTTGACTTCGTGCTTGGAGAACCAACCTAAAGCAGCGTGGATGCAATTAACCACTTTCGGATCGTCTGCGGGTAAGGTGAGGCTGTTGATATACTGGCCGCCGTTCAGTTCTTGCCGAGATTTCCACCATGTAGCGAGAAGATCATGTACGTTCGTCCCAATATCCGCCGCTTCCTGCCGGGTCCGGTCGTGGGCGGTTCGGGCTTGCTCGACAATCTTGAAAACATCCTGTACGGAAAACGAATCGCCCGATATCAACAGCTTCAGGTTGTCTTCAACGTAGTTGCAAGCGCACTTTACGCCCCATTCTACGAGTGCGGGCTTCGCCAAGACGTTCAAAATAGTCGTCACGGAAGGGCAATGTTCGGGCTTGCTGCCCGAATCCGACACCTTATACCGATGTGATTTCTCCGCAAACGTGAGAACAACTTCTCCGTTGTACAACTTGAATTCCTGTTTATCGGGCACGCCTACACTTCTTTCTAAATGATTGCAGTTTGTGACTCTCGCTCTCGTCTGCGGGCGTCCGCTTGGAAGTGATGGGGCTTGCACAGCCAAACGACTTCGAGGGGTTTTGAATAGTCCTCGTGATGGGCTTGAGACTTTTCATTGCCGCAAATTTCGCACGGAAGGCGGGACAATTTTCCCCATCTGATGGCATTATTTAAAATAGTCTTTGCCACCCACCTGTCTGGATGTTGTTTCTTGTATTCTGCTTGAGCGCGGACCCTTAGCGCGATCCTATGCGGAAGTTTTTCCCGCTCTCTATCATATTTCCGAACTTCTTCTAGTTTCGATTCACGGTGAATAATTGAGTCTTTCTTACTGCACTCCTTGCAGTTTCCTCGCAGACCGTCAGTCGTTTGCGGGTGGGCGTAGAAATCCGCCCGCGTCTTGGTAATCCCGCATTTGAAGCAAGTCTTGGGATCAGAAGGGCACGGAGTCAATATCTACCTCTTGCTGCGCTTGCGGGCGATTCGCGGGCTTCGAGTCCGTTTTCCGTACTTCGAAAGCATTCGCCACGACTTCGGTAACCGTGACCTCGACGCCTGTTTTGTTAGTGTACTTTCGGGTCGTCAGACGCCCGTAGACCGTAAGTTTCGATCCCTTGCGAAGCTGGTTGCCCGCAGTCTCCGCGAGCGGGCCCCAGGCAACTACGTTAAACCAGAAGGGGTCTTTCTTATTCTCCCCGAACCCGTTATCGACCGCGATTGAAAAGTTAGCGACAGACTTGCCCGTAGTCGTGCTCTTGAGCTCGACATCACGGCCAAGCGTTCCGTCCAAAACAACGAGGTTAATCATTTCTTCTCCTATTTCCAAGCCTGATTAAAAGTTATCGTGCAAGCTAGCCCGCAGACAATCATCGCGAGCAAGCTCGGAAGACTGGCGGTAAACGCGAATAAAAGCAAGTGCGCTAGCCCGACAAGACACGCTGCTAGCCAGAGTAGTTTGTAGTAGATCATCTAAACCTCGTAATAACTGTCTCGGGCGACGATTTCTTCGTTCGTGAATCCTGCCCGTTTTAAAGCCTCGACTTCACTATCGCTTGAGGAATTTTCGGTTCTTACCGTCTGGTAAATCAATTCCATAAGTAGAAGCTCTACGGGCGTCCGTTTTGACTTTGTCATATCTCCTCCGTTTTCCGTACTAGATTCTTTGTTCTGCCGCGAACTTGTATTCGGGCAACCGAATCATACCAGCCCTGAACGCCCGAATCAAGCGGTACTCGTCGAGCGATAAATCCTTCTTGTCCCGATTACACCCGAGGCAGGAAGTTACGATCTTGGTTCCTCCCTGCGACTGCGGAACGATATGATCTTTGGTCTTGATATCGGGCGGCGGGATCGACTTTGGATTGATACTTCCACGACCAAACCGCTCGCCCGCAATAGAAGCAGAACGAATCCGGATGCCCGAGTAGCCCGCCATTTGCGAGGACGACCATTATTTTCCTCCGAGCAACTCCTTCAGCTTTCCTTCTGATTCCGCGGCTTCTAATCGGGCGACCAACTCGTTCATTTTCTGAACTGGAATGTCGTTCGTTATCTGAACGCCCGATTCCTTCAATAAATACTCTCGGATGCCCGTAAATCCTTTGTCCTTCAGTTTGATTAACCGCGCCATGAAAGCTTTTCGCTCGTCGTCAGTAGCGAGCCTCGCGGGGTTCTCACCTACCATTGACTTTCCAGGATTGACGGGCGGTTCAGGGTCGCCCGGAAAGATAACATCGGCGTCAGTAATAGGATTTTCGGGCGTTATGGTGTTGGAAACAGCCTTGACATCTTGTGGAGGAGTGTATCCCACATTTTCAAGGCCGGGAAAGACTTCGTTGGTCTGTTTCGTAGCGTTGACGCCCGCAAGTCCAGCCCAAGGCTTGCCCGCATCAGGAACAGATTCTTTCTTCTTACGGGCTACGGGCTTCTGAAGCTCGGGCAACTTGCCAACGGTTACGGGCGCTACTGGCAGATTAGGGACGTTGACACCTTGTCCAGCAGTAACGGGCGAATCCGTTTTCCGGACAAAGTTATCTCCCTGTTTCTCGAACTTCTGGCTGGCGGCATTCCCGTCGTCGTCCTCAGCGGCTACACCAACGATTGCTTGGTAAGCGTAACGACGGGCGTACGTAATCGCGCTACCTGTTCCTTGGGCGTCGAATTTGGCAATGGGAAGTTCAAGTTCGTCTTTGATCCACTCGCCCGAGGCGTGCGAAAGCAAAGTCGTGAGCAGGATATGGCCGTTATAAATCTTTCCGGGCGATTGAATGACGGCAAGTCCTTGGTCGGACAAAGCGTCAGCCGTAGCTTCGATTACGCCCGCAAGATCGGCATACTTAGATTTGAAGAAAGGGTTGTTGGCGTCCTTCAGAACGGGCTTGAACTGTTTGTGGGCGTTAGCGAGGGCTTTGGTTAGCTCGCCAATTGTGGGGGATTTCTCGAAGCCCGAAATTACGGGCAGATTTTCATTGCCTGACATTACTTTTTCCTTTCGAGTTTCGCGGGCAGAACTACGTAGGAGTTCCTTGTCCAGCTTGGGGTTTCTGTGCGGGCAAAGCGGCCCGAGCCATTAACAAAAGTGTAGTTCGTCGTAGCGGTAATTGCAGCTTCCGCCGATTTCCTTGTACGGAAAACGGACACTGGGTCTTCCCGACTAGCTTCCCAAAGAATAGGAAACTTATCGCCCGCATTCTTGCTGAAGTTCAAAACCCTGCGCGAAGTCTGATCGTAGACGATGAACATCGAAACTCCTATAAGTGGACGAACGGACGATCAACGGCTAGCAAGCCCGACGCCCGAAAACAGTCTAGCAAACTTTCGGGCAAGATGTCAAGCTATTCTTCCCACTCTATGTGGGTAGTTGCTATGTATTCCTCTTTCCAGTGGGGTTCGGCATCCAACGCCCGTAAAGCTTCTTCCTTCGTGGCGTGTATGCTTCTCCCTAGCCTTGGAACGTACCGATACACATTCACCCAACCCTCTTTCTTCTCAGAGGCCATGAAGAGGTCGTACTTGTTAGGGGTGCCGTTGTTCCAGTATTGACCGTTCTCACTGAAGCTAACTACTTCTTTTTCAACCACGGCGTGGATTCCTTGATATCGGGCGTCAGGAAATACGTGTAAACCGATTGCGGGTTTTCCCTCTCGGGTAACCACGGGCTTGCCCGCCAAAGCTTCCTGCAAATTAAAAGGTCTCATGTTTTCTCCTAGACGATCTCCACTTCCACAACTTCTACGGGTTCTCCCGTTCTATCCATTTCATCGCCTGCCAGTTCCTTAGCATAATCCAAAGCTTCCTCAGCCGTGTTAACGTCTTCTCGCTCAAAAGAAAAAGTCACCTGAAATCGCGCCATGTTTTCTCCTTGTATCGGGCGACCCGAAAGAGGCCGTCAATCAGGCCGCCCGTGTTCCAACAGTTCATTAACCGTATCACGAGTCCTTGCGGGCGTCAAGAGAATTCTGGTATGTCACGAGACGGGCAATCCAGGCATAGAATTCATCTTGAGTCAGTGTTCGTTTGGCGTAATTACATTGCTTGCAGCACGGTACTACGTTGTTTTCCTTGTATCCTTCGCTGTTCCTAACGCGGTCTAATCCGTTGTATGTAAATCGGTCGCCCGTCTCAAGACGGCGAACTTGTCTCGGTTCTACCCCGCAGTAATGGCAATTCCCTTTTACTAGGGCGAAGAATACTTCCTTGGTCAGGGTGAATTCGTATCCGCGCTTCTTAGAAGTTCCCTTGTACTGTTTGTATAAATTATTCCGGGCAGCCAAACCCTCGGGCAGGCGATTGGCCGTGCAGCCACATCCTGTTGACGTGCCGTTCCGCAGGGTGGGCGCTATTACGTTTCTTTCCGTGCCGCATTTGCAGCGGCAGAGGTATTGGACGAGAGCACCCTTGTTTTCCGATTGGCGGATTACGAACCAATCGCCATAGTGCTTGCCTGTCTCGTTCTTATGGAGTTTGCCTTTACGTTGACAATTGCAACTTGTAGATCGCCCGTCAACGAGACTAGTAGCCAAGACAGACCGCTTTGTTCCACAATCGCAAAGACAGAGAAACCTAGTTGCCCCGTTCGTGCCGTTTTCGGCGCGTTCTAGGACAATCCATTTTCCGAATCTTTGACTTGTTAAATCCCTGAATGCGAGTTGCGGATGGCTTTTTAGGGGATATTTCAGTGCTTTCAATGCGCTTCCTTCCAGTTTGAACCTATGCCCGCGTTGACTAGAGTCGGGACTTGGAGAGGAATAGATTGTACCATAAACTGTTTAACCTTGTCAAGTGCCCTTTTACCCGCCTCCCCCGAATCGACCGAACCGTCTAATTCGTCATGGACGGTTAGCGTTAGAGTGATATTGCCTTCTTTGAGCAAACCCGATTCCCAAATGTCCACCATAGCCTTCTTGGTAATATCGGCATTCGAACCCTGGAGGACGCGATTCAGGGCTTTATGCGTACCCGCCCGCGACAGTTTGATTCCTTTGTAATATCGTTCGGCTTCTTCCAAGGGCATCGCCCCTGCATACGGAATATTTGCGGGCAAGTCTTTTGTGAAACGCGGCTCATACAGATTGAATCGGCATCGTCGTCCGAGGATGGTCTTGACGTAACCTTGCCTCTCGGCTTGCTGGGAGGCTTTGTTGTAAATCTCCTTGATGAACGGTGCTCGGGCGTGGTAGGTTTCCATGATGTCCAGCGCTTCCTGCTTGGGCGATCCGTCTTCATTTGCTAGCCCCAAGGAAGCTGCTAGCTTGGGGGCCCCCATGCCGTAGCATAGCCCGAAGTTCAAATTCTTGGCGGGCTTGCGGTCGAGCCCCGTCAGATCGGCAACCATCTGATGGAAATCGATGTCCGGCTTCTCAATATACGTTTTCTGTACGCCTTCTGCGCCCTTGCATTTGGATAATAAAGCGTAGTGGACGAGGAGACGGTACTCCATTTGGCTGTAGTCCGCACTATACCAATCCATCAGGAACTCGGGAACGAATAGCCCGCGTATTTCTGCTCCTAGCTCGGTTCTGATGGGAATATTCTGTAGACTTGGATCGGATGTTGAGAAACGCCCACTGACAGTCCCGCGCACGCCTTCCTCGTCCGCCCGTCGTAGGGGATGAATTTGTGTGTGAATCCTGCCATTGAGATGTCCGTTCAGAATGTACGCTTCTACGAATGTCCCACGAATCTTTTCAAACTCGCGGGCTTCATTCAAGAGGGCTGCGAACGGGTGTTTTACTTTTTTCAGCCAGTCGTTCTTGAATGACGGGTTCCCTTTCTCAGTCAATGGGTACTTGATACCCAAAACCTGAAATGCTCGGGCGAGGTCTTTGGGCGAACTAGGATTGACTTGAAACCCGAATGTGTTTGCCATTTGCTGGCAAGCATCTTGATACTTGGTTTTAAGTTCTCGCTCCAATTGCACGGCCTTATCTAGGTCTACATCTACGCCCCGCTCACGCATGTAGTTCAGGAGCGGCGTCAAACGGCATTCCAGATCAAATAGGGCGGTCAGTTCGTCGGCTTCCAAAGCAGGAATCTGCTTCTCATACGTCCGGAGGGCCAAATCTACGTCCACCAGAGCATAAGGTGAAGCGTGCCCCGGATGAACTTCGGAGAAATGTTCCTTGACGTTCTCTCCATACTTCTCAATCAATACATCCGAAGTCTTGCCTTCGCTCAGATACTTTTGAGCAATGGCTTCTAGTCTGTAGCTGATTGCGTATTCATCAAGGAGTGCTTCTGCCCATTGAACGTCCCGCCATTTGGCCGAGTCAGCCGTGATGCCCGCTTTGAGCAAGAAGAAAGCGTCAAACAGATTGGAGTTGGCTCCCACGATTTCGCCCGTGTAGCCATGCAACTGGTCTTTCAGCCAGCGCAGGACTACGGCTTCGTCACAGTTTGGACCCCCTTTATGACGTGTCGGATAGTATTCCTGAAAGCCATCATCGGTCTTAACGGTCACGCCGACAATGTAACCTCCACGCAGCGGATCAAGCCCTTGGGTTTCAAGGTCAAGGCTAATCCGTTTTGCGGATTTAATGGGGGGAAATTTGGTAGGAGCCCGATAGCCCGCAACAGATAAGCGGGGGAGGGCCCAGAGTTCGCTTTCGGGCAGCAATGATAGTTGCTCAGCCATTACTTGCCCGAGCAAGAACGAAGGGGGCACTTGAAATACGAATCCTCGCCCGTACCCGAATCCCGAGGGACGCTGACAAGGTTGAAATCGTGCTGGGAGCAAACCGCCGCCGAGATAACGACGATCATAGGTTCGGGCGTTACTTCCACAGTGTCGCTCATTGACTTTCCTCTTTCGTATATAATTCACATTCACTTGCGGGCAAAACTTTCTTCCTCTTGCCCTTGATCGGTTGGGCGATTTCCGCCGTCAGGCTGACGAGGACGCCCGTACGCTTCCCTTGGTTCTTAGGATCGTAGTAGAACACGGTTTCCCCGATGTTTTCGTGCGTGATGGGTTTGCCCGACATAATTACCGTTTCTTTCGGGCAACTTTCTTCACGGGCTTCGTTTTCCGGACGCCCGCAGCCTTGAGAATCTTGGCGAACGTTGCGGGCGAGAACGTGCGGCAGCCGATAGCAAATATATCGGGACTGTAGTTGATCTTTATGCAATTTCCTTGCGGGCAAATCTTGCAATGGAGTTGAACTTCGTTGAGTCCCGCTTGCGCCGCAAGCCTCAGTTCCGATAGAAGAACCCAAGTGGAGTAGGGATCAATCATGCCCGCGACTTCTCGCAAGCGAGTCGTGCTCAGATTCAACTTTTCTCCGTTCACATCTTTGATAATCATGTTTACACTCCCTCCAAGAAATCCGCCGCTGTTTGATTTACGGGCAGCCGATCTGCGACGCAAAGATCGCCCGTACCTTGATACGTTTTCCGTACTACGAAGACTTCGAACCGCCGAGCTTCTACTTTTCTGTGCCGCCCGCAAAGAACCAACCGAACTTCAAACGACTGCCCGCGAACAATAGAATCCCTGCCGCTACGCCCGCAAGGAATCTTGGCGAGTAACTTCCTGTTTTTCACGAAGGCTTGACACGGGTGCTTCATTTCATTTGACGGGCGTCGAACTCTGGAAACACTATTTCGGCTTCGCAAGTCTGCATCTTGCCGTCCTGAAAGTATTTTACCCAGATATCGCCCGCTTCCTCGCCTTCACCTTTCAGAATAAACAACTTCTTGGGGTGTTTCTTGGAGAACGCCCGCATGTCCTGCTCGTGTTCGTACCATTTGCAGGCGTCGTCAAATGGGTCCCCTTCACCACCGTACAAGGTTTTATACTGATCCTCGATGACTTCAGTTTCAATTACGTTGTCCTTGGGAGAAAATTCCAACTCAAATCGTGTGTAATAACCCATCAGTCTCCTCCTGCGGTCGCCCGCAATACGTTTTCCGTACACAAAGCTTGCCCGATAATCTCAGCGTACTTCTTGTGATCTTCGGGCGATGAGTGCGTATACCTCGCCCCGATTCCTTGTCTCGCGTGGCCCATTCGTTCGTCTTGGAGGTATTCGGGCACCCCGAGACTCTGCATCAGGGACTTGTTCATGTGCCGAAGTGCGTGCAAGCCGATACCTTCACCAAGTACGGGTTTCAGCCGTCTCACAACATCGCCGTTGTTCCAGACTTTACCCTTGTTGGAAAATAATAAATTCTCGTCAGGTCTTGTCGTGTCGGGTCCTGTCCAGTCGCGTCTTGTCAGGTCCAGTTGCGTCAAGTAAAACCCAAGATTGCGGGCGAGGCCCCGGCTAATGTGAATCGCCCGCAAAGCATTCGTTGTCTTTGGGGTTTGCAAGACGCCCCGAAACGCCGAGCGCCGAATGTGGACGATCTGATTAGCCAGATCAATATCGTCGCGCATTAAACTGACCATCTCCCCGCCACGGCAACCGAGTTCGGCGCATAGCTGCAACATCATCCCGAATTGTCCGTCCACCTTCCGTACTAACTCGCGAACCTCCTCGGTGGACAAGTGACGGGCTTCGGTTTTCTGCGCCCTCGGCAGGCTTAGGAATTCAAACGGGTTTTCCTTGACGTACTTCCAAGCGCGGGCCTTCCGCCAAACCATCCGCATTACTCCGAGCAAGTTTCGGAGAGTTTTGGGAGAGCCTAGGAAGCCCGTAACGTATTGTTGAATCCGCTCGGTATCGATCTTATTCAGCGGCAGTTGCCCGAAAGTCTGATTCAACGCTTCGATGTTCGATGTAATACTGCTCTGCGATGCGGGTTTGAAGTTAGGAACGATATCGGCCAAGTATTGGTCCGTAACGGTCTTGAACTTGACGTATTCCTTCGGGCGTTGGCTGCTCGCAAATATCCCGTCTTCGCGCATCTCAACCCAAACTTGGATCGTATTACCGTCGAAAGTGAGGGTTCCGCGTTTCATCAGAACAACCCTTCCAAGACTTCGTTAATTGCCCAGACGCCCGCTAAGACTACTAGCCCGAAAACTACGAGAGCGCCTATTCCTAGAACTAGAGTTTGAGCTATGATTTCCATTCGGGCCTCCTATTTGTCGGTCGGCAACGGGTTGCTGGTGCGGTTCCCGTGCCGTTTGGTGTATCCGTTTCGGGCGGCCATTGATCGCGGGCAAGTTTCGTTTCGCCCGAGTTTTGGCAAACAACTCTGAACGCCAAGCTGAGTCAGAATCGTAGTCGGTTGCCCGACATCAACTTTCGGTCTGCGGTCGTGTTTCATAGCTCCTCCAATATACGGAAAACGGACTGTTAATGTCAAGATAAATCTGCGCTATTTGCGGGCAACTTTGCGAAAGACTTCGGTCGCCCGTAACAACTTGCGGGAGTATCCGATGAGGTTGTTTCCTCGACACCAGAGATCAAATACCTCTTCTAAAGAGGCGCTTTCAACCCATTCCCGTGTTCGCTGGAACTCGCCACGTCCGTCCCGCGTTGCTTCTTCCTGATCTGGATAAATCTCCGACCACAAAAGCTCGTCAGCGTGCCCAGATCGTATTAGTTTCTTGAGGCGGGGCCCGACCGTGAGCACGGTCCCGTACTTCTCAGATTTCTTTAGCATTGTCTTCCTCCAATCTATAAATTTCGTACGTCACGCTGCCCGCCTGCACAACGTCTCTAACCTGTCGTTCTCGGGCGTTCATCTGACTCTCGCCCGTCTTGACTTCCAACAACACGATTCTATCAAGTTTGCCCGCATCAAGTCCAGAGAAAATTACATAATCCACGGGCTGCCCGATAAAATGGCAGTCTTTCGGGCTATACGGGAATCCAACCATGTGCGGCGCAAGTTGCTCGGCAACGAGTCCGCGATTCACGGCTTTGGATTGCTTGATGGCGTCCTCGCGTTCGGTTTTCGTATACTTGACTTTCCATTTATCAAACTCAAGTTGCGCCTGTTCAAGAGCTTGCCTACGGGCGACTTGCCCGAACTCCGTACGGAAAACGGATAACTGCGATTCCAACGAATCCATTGCCTGCTTCTGCGCGGCAGCCCGAAAGCTTTCAAGAGATTGCTGAAACGCCTCCAACTCTTGGGCTTTCGCGGCAGCTTGCTTTTTCGCCCGTAAGAGTCCCAACAGAAGCCCGAAGGCTAACACCCCGAGAATCGCTGCTAGAATCATTTTCGAATTCGCTCGGTATAAACCACCTAAAGTTTTACTTCCCGAAAACCAAATCGTGTATTTTCATCGCGTTACAAGTTTCAATCGGGCGTCCGCTTTCCAAACAAAGCAGGCACCGAAGCAAACGCCCGTTGTATCGCCCGTGAATCCCACAATGGTTTACCGGGCCTTCGGGCAAGTACCGCTCGGGATTGCCCGAGAACCTTCCAGCATCTTCGGGCGTCCAGCCGTGAGCCTTGACCAGATGCGCGAAGGTATTCTTGCCCGTGAAATGACAAATCGGGCACATTGGCGGGCCAGAAACGCTCTCCCGAATCTTCACGGGCTTCGACGCCCGAAATCTACTCAAAGGCTCGCCATACTCCCTAAGCTTGCGGTACAGCGTCGTTCGCCCGATACCTAGCTCACGGGCTGCCCGTTGACAATCCCGTGTTTCCAGGCATGCCGCTAGGATTGCTTCCCGTTCTATGGTTGCAAGTGGGCGAATCATTCCTTTTCACTCCGTTCCCAAGCGTTATGCTGGGCGTCATCTTGTATCTGCCCGCATCGATCCTGCCAGCATGACGGGCAGCGGGCCGAGCCTTTACCGGGCGTAGTAGGTTGCCCGCAATCAATACAGAAAGTGGATTCGGGCGATACCCTTCCTTCCCGCGCTATAACGTCTATAGCCTTGCGGGTGTCTGACTCTTCCCAATCATCTAGCGTCCGTTGTATGCTCCCTTTCCATACGTTTTCCGTACCGTGCAAGTCTTGACGCCCGACGCCTGGACACAAGAGCATCGGTCGCCCGTTATAGGTATGTGCGGCATGAGGCTCTAGGCACGAACAAGGTTTGGACATTTCTCCTCCGTTTTCCGTATTTTCTTGACAACGTAGCCCGAACGTGCCATGATGCTACACGAAAGGGGAATTACTTATGGTTACTTTCATTCTCAAACTTGCGGGTGTCTGGTTCTTGGCTTCCATCGTCTTCGCTTTGTTCTTCGGGCGGCTCTGCGCTATGAGCGATTGCCCGAAGCCCGATAAACGCTAAACCTTCGGGCTAAACCAAGATTGTCCTCCATGAATATCGTAACGGACAACGGTCTTGTCGTACTCGTCCGCAAGCTTCTGAGCGGTCTCGTTCGCTTGCTTTATGTCTGAAAAATAGTAGCGTGTCCGCTCATCTTTCGGATGACAAACATAGAATTCCCGCATACTTCCTCCTATCGCCCGTGTCTACGGGTTACTCAAATTTGATACCCTTTTCCTTGAACAAGCGAAGCATTAAGTTGATCGGTTTGCGGAATTTTCCTTTTCCCCAGAGTTCTTTCCTCTCCTGAAAGTTGCAAGCCCGTTGAACATTGACTCCTTCATACGGGCAAGGGCCGCCCGCTGCCCACTTGTCAAAGGCATTTTGATTCGGATGGCATGAGGCATCATACATCATTAAATCGGCGCACAATTCCGCTGATACGCTCCCCCATGAAGCCATAAGAACCATTGTAGGTGCGGGTAGTTGTGCTTTGGTCAAGTCCGCCGACCGCAAGTCCGCCGACCACAAGTCCGCCGACCGCAAGTCCGCCGACCGCAAGTTCGCCGACCACAAGTCCGCCGACCGCAAGTTCGCCGACTGCAAGTCCGCCGACTGCAAGTTCGCCGACTGCAAGTCCGCCGACTGCAAGACCGCCGC